TATACGAAATTTACAATGGAGAAAAGATTTCGATCCAAACAAAGATATTAATAATAAAACAGATAGATACGTTATATCTGTTGATATAGCTGAAGGAAAAGACGTTAATGAGAAAAAAGACAGTGACTATAACGTTGCAGCAATTCATCAAATTAAATTAAAAAGTTTAGTTCAACTTAGAAAATTAAGACGAGACGAACAAAGAATAGAAAACTTGTTTAGAATGGAACAAGTTGGATTATATCGAGATAATGTAAAGGATGAAAATGTTATGGCAAAAGTAACAAAAGCCATTGTTTTCGATCAATTAAATGATGAAATATGCAAATTGGTTGTTGAAATGAATTTCAATGGAAAAGCTTATTTAGCTGAATTTTCAAATCATGAAAAGTTTAATGACTCCATTGTAATGAATTCATATCATACAGCCCCAATCCCAGGAGAAAAACCTCCTCGAAAGAAACCAGGATTTAAAGTTAGATCAGATAAAGAATATTTTTCAAAGTTAGGAAAAAAATTAATAGGAAATAAAACCCTGGTTCCAACACATGAAGAAACTTATCATGAATTTAATGCATTTGGAAAAGATAAAGAAGGAAAATACAAAGGTATAGCAAGACACGATGATACAGTAATGGCTGAATTAAACTTAGCTAGACTTTATTCTGAGTCTGAATATGGCGATTGGCTATATGATTTTTTAGATGCTATGGAAGATAGTCCTACAAAAAAATATGCTATGGAAATTCTAAAAGAACCCTATGATGAGAACGAGATAAGTGATGAATTATTTTCTTCAATGTTTGAGGATAACGTACAAAAAAATAAAATTGAAGAAATTTTTAAAGTAAATAGCGAACGACATTTCAAATATAGGCCAGGAAAAACCTTCTAATATTTAATAGATAAATATATAAATGAAACATTTTGTTTACATAACAACTAATTTGATTAATGGAAAACAATACGTTGGAGATCATTCCACCTCTAATTTAGAAGACGGGTATATTGGTAGTGGAAAAACCGCGCTACTTCCAGCAATCAAAAAATATGGCAAACAAAATTTTCAAAGAAAAATTTTAGAATTTTTTGATACCAAAGAAGATGCGTTTAATGCTCAAGAAAAATACATAAAAGATTTCAATACACTTGTACCTAATGGATATAATATAAGTCCGACTGGAGGAAGAGGAGTAAAAGGATGGCACAAACATTCTGAAGAAACAAAGGAAAAGCAAAGATTAAACCGAAGAGGAGGAGTTATACATCACAATGAAGAAACAAGAAAGAAACTTTCTAAGATTCATAAAAATAAAAAGAAAAAATATACCATTTGGAATAAAGGATTAAAAATGTCCGAAGAATTTTGTGAAAAAACCAAAAGAGGTATAGAAGAAAAAAGAAAATTTAATCCTAATTATATAAATCGGTTTAAAACGTAATTTTTGTCCTAAAATAAGACTGATATATAATTAAAATAAAGAAAAAATTCCATGGCAAAATTAGCTTTAGATTTATCTCAGTTTAAATCCGCGGGAGTATATACAATCGAGATTGACCAATCTGAAAGAATCGTAGTTACTACACAGTCATTGAGATTAGTTGTAGGATTCTCAAAAATTGGACCTTTTAATACGCCAGTATTTATTAGATCCACTAGAGATCGTCAAAAATATTTCGGTGAAATTGATCTTAAATTAGAAAGAAAGGGATCATTCTTCCACAGATCTATTGATACTTGCTTGTTACAAGCTCCAGTATTCGCATTGAACTTATTAAAAGCAGACGCAAGTCCTGATACATCGACAAATATGGATCAGGTTAGTTTAATTGCTCTTTCTGTTGATTCAAATACATCTGTTCAAGAGGATGATTTAGATAACATCCCAATGGATCTCTATGTTAATTTCTTTAACAGAGAAAGATTTTGGAAATCAGATGCTGATTATCTTCAAGGAGTAGTTCAAAACAAATATGCTGCACCTAACGCGGAAAGTGCACCATTGCTTCAATTAGCTAACGTTGGAACTAGAGATTTGTCATTTATTGTAAGAAAAGCCGTTGGATTACAGGGATATAGTGTATATGCTAAAGAATGGTATGGAGCAGATACAAATATTCCATTTGAGTGGATTAGACCATATGATTTGATGAAGGATTTCTTCATTCAAATTTTTGCCGTAGAAGGTGACTGGACAAAATATAATAAACTTTCTACTGATCCTATATTCTCACAATATTTTAATAGTGATGGTTTAATTCCAAGTAAACTAACAGATTTTATTAATCTTCCACAAGTTAATTTAATTGGTTCTTGGACTGGAACTATTATTCCTGAATTTAGAGATCAAACTGGAGCTAATCAATTCATTGAAGATATTGTTAACTCATCCACCCCATTAACTGGTGTCCTCTTAAATGTTAACCATCAAGCACTTGATCAACTTATTTGGGATGAAAATGATCAGCAGTGGGAAATTGGAGATGGAGCAGCATTCGATCCAGCACAATATGTAGTTGATTTAGTAGGTCATAATTTAATAGATTATGCAGGCTGCGTATGTCCAGTACAGAAAAACTTCTTAAGTTATGCAATAGACGTTCCTGATACTGTATTACACACAGAAATTAATATTACAACAACTGATCCAGCATATATGGTAAAAAAATTTACCTTGGATTCTTCTGTAGATAACACATTTATTACCGTTGGAACTTTTGTGAAAAAAGATGATACAGGAATAAATTTAGGATCTCCATTTGGTGTTACAAGAGTTATTTCAAAAATTTTCAAAAATGGAACCTATGAAATTCAAACAGCAGAGCCTGTATTAGTTACAGCTGGCAAGATTATAGTTCAAAAACCTATTGATGATCCAGCTATCACCACATGCTATAAGATGATTAAATTAGAAGGATTAACTATAAATGCAAATCATCTTCCAGGATATGATGAAGACGGAGCTCCAAGTAATGAAGAAGGTGTTGAGAAAATTTACTCAATGCTTGAAGATAAAGGAATTCTTAGAGGATTAACAAATCCTGATATGATTCAATATCGTTATGTTGTTGATACTATGGCTTATGGTTTAAGACCAGAACTCGGAGGTAAAGTTTACTTATCAAGACTTGCTAAGAAGAGAGGTAAAACCACAGCTATAATTAGTGCACCTTCAATCGCACAATTCTCAACATCACAAGATCCATACTTCTGCGATATGTTTATTCCAGGAGTAGATCCTAAACCCATCTTCTCAACAGAATGGATTCCTGAAGGTGGTAACCCAGATATGCCAAGATCGTTTACATTTAGCTTCCCATCAGAAGATAGTGGAGCACGTTATTGCGGTATATTCGGACCATACTTAAAATATGTTGATAACGATAAAGTATTCTTAGTTCCACCAGCTGCTGACGTATCTAACACATTTGTTAGAAAATTTTTAGGTGGTGATCCATTTGCAATTTGTGCAAACAAAAATGGTATCATTGCTAACTCAAATGTTGGTGGTGTTGAATACAACTTAGACCAAACCGATAGAGATTATCTAGAACCATTCGGATATAACTCAATTATCGAGAGACCTACAAGTTCACAAGTTATGATTTACTCTAACAGAACTTCTTTCCAAACTGTTAGAAGTGATTACAACTTCCTACATGTAAGAGAGCTTCTCAATACAATTGAGTTACAAGTTGAAGAAGTTCTTAAGAATTTCGTATTCGATTATAATAATCCAGTTTCAAGATTAAATATTGTAAACTCCGTAACTCCAATCTTAGAATCAATTAAAGATGCTGGAGCACTCTATGATTATGAAATTGTTATGGATGAATCCAATAACACTAATGAATTAATAGATGAAGGTTTTGCCATAATTGATATTGGAGTTTGGATTAACAAAGGAATGGAAAAAATTATAAACAGAATCACTGTTAACAAATTAGGAACTGCTAGCAGTGGTGGATTTACAGCAGTATAATTCATTGAGATTGGCTCATTGAATGCAAACGAATTTTAATATATAAAATAAATTAACGCAATATGGCAGATTTTAAGAGTCAAGGTTCATTCGGACTACCTCACTGGAAAAACTCAAGAGCGGCTCAAGAGCTATATGAACCCGTATATCTTAACCTATTTACGATTCAAATAGCACTTCCTGTTGGAGTAGGATCTAGTGACGAGAATACTAATCTCTTGCTTGAACAAGTTCAAAATATAACAGGATTAGTTTCACATTCATTCCCTGGTTCGCCTATGGAACAACAGTATAAATGGGCTACTAGAAGATTTGCTGGTGCTAAGCCAGATAAAACCACAATGGATATAGGAATTACTTTTGAAGTAAACCTTGATAGAACTCCAAGTGCATATGTTCTAAAAACTTTAAGAAAATGGTGTGACTTAGTATATGATCCACTTACAGGTAGAACTGGATTGAAAGTAGATTATGTTGCGCCTTGGATGTTAATAACTATGTATGATAGAGCCGCTAATCCATTCTGGCAATGGAAATGTTACAATGTATTTCCAATGTCACAACTTCCAGCTCCAGAATTAGGATATATGTCTGATGAACATTATAAAATTGAAAACTTTACTCTTGCTGTAGATTCTTGGGATGAATCTATTGTTTAAAACCCGTTTGCGTATCATTCCAAAGGGAGGTATTCTATATATATCTCCCTTTTTTATTTTAAAACCTAGGCAACTTTTTTACATATAATGATATATAAAAAGAAATTGTATATTTATGAACGAAGGAACAGTAAAATTCTTTGATGATACAAAAGGTTTTGGATTCATTAAAGATAAAAATTCATCAGACGAATATTTTGTACACTCATCCGAGTGTGTTGATAAAATCAAAAAAGATGATAAAGTTAAATTTGATCTTAGAAAAGGATCAAGAGGAATGAGTGCAATTAATGTTAAATTACTATAATCATGCCAGGCCAATCAGAACTTAACGAGGAAAAATTAAAGGAATTTGCTGAGAGAATAGAAAACAGCAACGCTCAATCTACTGTGTCAAAAATAAATACGCCATCAGTAGGAGCCCCTATTCAAGATATGTCTAATGTTCAAAAACCATGGGAAAAATCTCCGGAACAAGTTCAATTTGCTAATCAGTTAGGTTGGCAAAAACTTCCGATTCAGGATCTCCCTACACAGGGATTATTTTATCCTGAAGGAACTGAGATCTTAATTCGTGCTGCAACAGCAGGAGAAATTCGTCACTGGTCAACATTGAACGAAGAAAATCTATCTGTATTAGATGATATGTTAAACTATGTTTTAGAGAGATGTGCTAAAATAAAATATCCAAATGCAGCTATTTCTTCTTGGAAAGACATCAAAGAAATCGATAGATTTTATATTCTTTTAGCTATTCGTGAATTTACATTCGTAAATGGTGAAAATAAACTTCAGGTTAAAACATCTGAAACCACCAAAATCGATGTAACAAAAGATATGGTTCAATACATTACATTTGACGAGAGATTAATGAGATATTATTCTCCAGTTGAAAGAATGTTTGTATTACAATTCAAAAATGGGAAGAAAATGAAAGTCACTCTTCCTTCAGTTGGTGTAACAAATTGGTTAAAAAATTATATTACACGCAAAAGACAATTAAACGAAATCATTGATGAGGATTTTATATCTTTTGCTCCATTTGTTATCCTAGACTGGAAAGGATTAAGTGATGATAATTATTCCAAGATCATAATGGAATCTCATAACTGGACTGCAGCAGAGATTTCTCTTTTAACTGAAATAAGAAGAATCTTTATGGACACCGTCGACCCTGTAGTCAAATACAAGGACGAGGAAGGAGGTGAGCGCACCGTGCCGCTTTCCTTTCAAGGCGGGATTAAATCTATTTTCCTTATTTCAGATCCATTCGGAGAATTGGTTTAAGATCGAATTTATTTGTACTTATAGACTTCATCTGACTCCATTAGACTTGGATCAGATGGAGTTCTATAGAATTGAATACATGCTTAAAAACTTCGAAGAAGCCTTAGACGAAGAAGAAAAGCAATATAAGAAACAACAGAAAGAGTATGAAAAGCAATATAAAACTCAAACACCTAAAATGAGTGACTATAAAACCGGAAATACTAATTATGGTGGATTTAAAACACCAAAAATAGATTTACCTAAAATTTCACCACCTAAATTAAGATAATATGGCATTAATAATTGAAGCTCCAAATGAAGTTTATTCATTAGAAAATAATGGAAATGTAAAAATGTTCTTAGCTGGAGGGATTACAAATTGTCCTGATTGGCAAAAAGAAGTATTAGATCAGCTAAAAGATATTCCAAATCTTACAATCTATAATCCTAGAAGAGCCAATTTTCCAATTGGAGATCCTAATGCTGCTGAACAACAAATAACATGGGAATTTAATCATTTACGCGATGCCGATATTATTATCTATTGGTTTTCTAGAGGATCCTTAAATCCAATAGTTCTTTTTGAATTAGGGAAATGGGGTCTTTCAAGTCAAAGACCAATATTAATAGGACTTGATCCTGAATATGAAAGACAACAAGATGTCAGGATTCAAACTCAATTAGCAAGACCAGAAATAACCATATTCGATTCCCTAGATGAAATTATCGATGCGGTTTTTGAAGCGTTCGAGAAACATTAAAGGAAAGTGCCCAAGCGGCACTTTTTCTTTTTATAAGGATATATAAATAAAATTCCTATTGAATGGCTAAAAATGCTAATGAGCTATTACAGGGGATATTAACCACTGTATCAAAAATCGAAAAAAAGATGGGTGATCAAAAGCCTGGAACTGCAGGAGGAACTATTCCTGGAGGCATCAAAGGGGCTTTATCGATGGCGACATCATTAGTATCTTTTGGAACAGTAAAGGAATCAACCAAAAAATCCTTCATCAGTTTTATGAAGGATATTTCGAAAATCACAGAAAAAGATAAAGGTAAAAACTTTAGTTCATTTGCAGAAGGAATGGTTAAAATTTCTGCAGCACTTCCAAATTTAGTTAAAAACTTAAAAGAATTAGGAAACTTACAACAAAAACGTGTTGACGCAGGTATAGCAACATTAAGAAAGCTATATGAATTTATGCATGAAATGGGTGATGGACGTCATGCAAGAAGGGTTGAAAAAGCTATCGATTTATTTAGTAAAATAGGAAAATCATTACAAGAAATATCAAAACCTATAAAAGAAATTTCACTGGGATTCTTATATTTAGGTTTAGGAATTTTAGGATTCGCAGGAGCTTTGTTATTAACAGCAGCTATTCTTAAATTAGGAAAACCAACAGACGTTTTATTATTCTTAGGAATCACAGTTATAGGATTTATAGTAATGTTTGGAGCGTTATATTTAGCCCATAAAATAGTTAAAGGGGGTGTAAGCACTATAGCTGAAATGGGACTTGGAATGATTGCGTTGTCTATTGGTATTTTATCATTTGCATTAACTATAAGATTTTTACCTGCAATATTAGGAGGAGAATCTGGAGGAACAATAGCGGGAAGCTTGTTAATAATGTTGGGTATTGTTGCCGCAATGACACTAATGTATGGCATTTTAAGCCTTGCTGGAAATGTTACTAAGAAAGGATTTATGTCCATCGTTTGGATGTCATTAGGTCTTGCAGTATTTAGTGTAGCCATAATTGGAATGGCTCAAGTAGCTAAAATGTTGTCCACAGGATTTACTGGAAAAGATGCAGAAAAATCCGAAAAGGATGAAGGAAAGAAAGAAATTCTTAGAGGTCTTGGTACAATGGGATTGATAATGCTTTCAGCAGTTGCTTTATTTGCAATATTAGGAATTCCTGGTTTTTCAGGTTTAATTAAATCTGGCGCTATAACAATGATGTTAATGAGTGTTGCTTTGATTTTAATGGCAACTAGCGTTGGAAAATTAGTGAAAACTGGAAAAGAACTTGCTGGAGAAGATATTGGAGCAGTTCTTACGCATTTAATCGGTGGAACCATTGATGGATTTATTGGTGGTTTATCAAGCCTTTCTGAAGGCAAACGGGGACCCGCAGGGATAGCTGCGTTTATTAAGAATAGTGCTAAAATATTCGCAGGCGTAAGTGTCCTAATGTCAATGTCATTAGCTCTATCGATGTTTGCAAAAGCCATTACTGCTTTCGCTCAACTTGAGAATATGCGTATCATCGAAGGATATGATAACAATGGCAAACCTATATTCGGAGAAAATGTAAACGTTACAAAAGTTGCAGACAACATTAGCTATTCTATTTCTACATTCTTACAAGCTTTAATTGATTCAACAGATGGATTAACTAGAAGACAAGCAGGAGCTATTAGAAAAATGGCTAGAGCTTTAACTGGTCGACGTGGTATTTTAACAGCAGTTATTCAATTTGCAGATGCATTAAAAACATATGCGGCCTTTGGAGAAGCCAATGAAATTGGATATGTTGATTATGACGACAAAGGAAATGAAATTCACAAAAAAGTTAAAGCCGAAAAAGTTGTCGATAATGTAATAAGTTCATTCTTATATTTCACTAATAGATTATTCAATAAATCAGAAGATGAATTTGGAGATGGAGAACCAGATGAAGCTGGAATTTCTGGAAGACAAAAACGTCGAATGAAGAGAATGTCCAAAGCTTTAGTTGGTAAACACGGTATTCTTGGAGCAGTTGTGGAATTTGCAAACGTTTTAGATTTATTTGCTAAATTTGGAGAAAATAATGAAATGCCTGTTTTAGATGAAAAGGGCCAACCTGTTATGATTAATGGCAGACCAAAAACTCTTAAAATGGGTGACATTGCGGATAATATAGTTGAAGCTCTTACGACATTCTCTGATACATTAGCTGATAAACTAGAAACTAAAGGAACAGTTAAAGACGCTTCTAAAGCTATTGGAAAATACGACAAATTAATAGAACAGCTCAGTAAATTATCTACATCAATGGATGGCTTAACTAAGATGACCACAACAGTATCTCAATTAGCTGAAGGAATTGGATTACTTGCTGTTAACGTTGATAAATTAAATGCAGAAAAGTTAGCTCAAATACTTGATAAAACAGCATCAGCCGGTTCAAGAATTGTATTTACAAATGCGCCTGCTTCAGAAACAGTTGCTCCGGCTTCAAGTGTTTCTTCTACAGTAGCTGCAGCTGCATCTGGATCTTTACCAGCAAAACAAGAAGACTGGGCAGAAATTTCCAAGATAATTGGAGACCAAGTTGGAGCAAAAGTTGCGGCTTCATTGAAGAGTGGACAATTTATTTTTGAATTCGATACAACCAAGAGCGGAGGCGTTTATTATTGGAGCCCCAAATAACTAATCTATTGGCAACCTTAGATATATAAAATAAAATGAATTTTGTATATCTAACTACTAATTTAGTCAATGGCAAACAGTATATCGGAAGTCATTATACTAATAATTTAAATGATAATTATTTAGGGAGTGGCAAAGCTCTTCATTTAGCAATACGAAAATATGGAAGAAATAATTTTAAGAGAGAAATTTTACAAGAATGCGAATCTATTGAAGAAGCACGACGTCTAGAGGAACACTATATTCACACTCTAAATACTTTATCTCCAAATGGATATAATATTTCTGAAATTGGCGGTTCTGGAATAACTGGAAAATCTTGGGGCGTACACAGCGAAATAACAAAACAAAAAATTAGAAAATCTGTAACCGAAACACTAAATAAACCTGAAGTTCGTCAAAAAATTAGTGAAGCAATTTCTGGTGAGAAAAATGGTTTTTATAATAAGCAACATTCAGAAGAAACAAAAAGAAAAATTCGAGAAAAAAATAAAGGTAGAAAACACACAAAGGAGACAATTGAAAAAATGAAAGAATCTCACAAAGGGAAAAGATTTTCTAAAGAACATAAATCAAAATTATCTGAATCTAAAAAAGGAAGTAAAAATCCTATGTTCGGTAAGTCCCCTCATAATACTGGGAAAAGATGGTCAGAAGAAGTTAAACGAAAAATAAGTGAAACTCTTAAAAACAAAAAGATCATTAAATCATATAATCAATAAACATTTTATGATTAAAAACGTATTTCATGGAGATAAGTTTCCAGTAGAAGCTTTACCTAGTTTTAGTGCGTCAAATTTAAATTGGGCTGATTATCAATATCATAAACTTTTAATTCAAATTCTTGAAGAAGGGGTTTGGAAAACCAATCGAACTGGAGTGAAAACTATTTCTATTTTTGGACCACAAGTAGAGTTTCATGATGTAGCCAATAAATTTCCATTATTAACAACCAAAAGGATTCATCTTAAATCTGTTATTGGCGAATTATTATGGTTCTTGTCAGGATCAACCAATAAACATGTGTTAAAAGAAAAATATGGTGTCTCAATTTGGGATGAATGGGGTGATGATAAAACTGGAGAATTAGGACCCGTTTATGGTCATCAATGGGTTGCATGGAGAGATTATAAAACTCGTTGGATTGACGCAATAAGCGGGCCTGGAATGGAAATTCCTTTAGAGATAAATCAAATTCAAAATCTTATAGATACATTAAAGAAAAATCCTGATGATAGGAGAATGATTGTAAATGCCTGGAATGTGGCACAAATTTCAGAAATGGCTTTACCACCATGTCATTGGAGTTTTCAGTGCGAATCTCGTCAATATCCTAATGAAGAAAAAAGAAGATTAAATTTGAAAATGAATATTCGTTCATGGGATATTTTCTTAGGCGGCCCATTTAATATATCTTCTTACGCTATATTATTGTTAATGTTAGCTCAAGAAGTTGATATGATACCAGGAACTCTAACGATATCAGCAGGAGATGTTCACATATATGAAAATCATTTGGAATACATATATAAACAGCTTGGTCGTTCATCAAAAGCTTCTGAACCAATTATGAAATTAAATCCAAACAAAGGATTTTGGGAATTTGAACCAAATGATTTTGAACTTCAGAACTATGATGCGCATCCAAACTGGAAAGATGTACCAGTAGCAGTATGAAAAAGGAAGAAGAAAAAACAGAAATGGAAAAATGTGTCCTTTGTAAAAAGGAAACAAATGTTCCAAAAGATCTACACATAGACTATAGAGATTACTATATCGAAGGTGTAGGACAATTATGTCAAGATTGTTATTTTGATCTTTATGAAAACAGAAAACGTGGGCATTAGAGAACTTAATTTACATATTAAAACAATAATACCCAAGCATCAATATAACATTGATGACATGGTTGCTATGTTTGGAAAAAGGATCGAATCTGCCATATACTATGAAGAAAAAAATAGTAGATGGTTTATAACGAAAAAAATTGAATCTACCAAAAAGCCCATGGGATTAATAATGAAAAAAATGGGCAAACTTTGTAAAAAAAGAAAAAATAAAGATATAGCAGAAGCTTATAGATATTATTATGGAACCTTAATAGCACCTTGGATTTTAGAACAATCCCCGGTGATCGATGTTATGTATAGTGCTGATATTGATTTTGCTAAATATCAACACGAACTAGCTCAAATTAACCACTCAGATGATCGAGTTATTAAAACAAATGTATGAATCAGCGTATGATTTACCTAATTATTACTTAAAAATAGAAGACCCAACTTACTGCCATATATTTACAATTTTGTTCATAATTCTTTTGGTAGTAGCTTGGATATTTGTAATTAAATTGATTATAAGCACACATAAGATACGAAGAGAACGAAAAGAAATAGAAAAAAGAATCAGAAAAATATTATTTACAAGTTTAGGGGATAAAGATATAAATAAAAAACTAAAGAATATTTCATAATGGGAAAAATTAAAAAATTAGGGCTAACAATAAATGCATTTGACGCGTCCGAATTATTAGATCAATTAATTACTGAAATTCGAGATCAAGTAGATTGGGTTGCCGCTATTTACCAAAAGAAATCTTATTGGGGGAATCCAATGTCAAAAACAGACATGGATGAGTTGATGCGTTTAAAGTCACTTGGCCTTGTTGATGAACTAATTGAATTTAAACCAAATTTCAACAAATATTCTCGAGAACAAGAATGTGAAAAAAGAAATCAAGGAATTGAATTGGCTGCACAACGAGGATGCTCCCATGTTTTAAATATTGATGCAGACGAATTTTATGATAAGGACCAATTTCGAGAAGCCAAAAAACAAATAAACGAAATAGGATGGGGTATTACATATTGGAGTTATGTAAACTACTATAAAGATTTTGAACATTATTTAGTTTATCCATTTAGACCATTTGTTCCTGGAATTCATTCTACATTCTTTAAATATACGTATAATGGACCAGCCCCAGGACCTACAGATCCTACTAGAAGGATTTTAAACCCATCAAATTTAGGAACATATGTATTTCCTGATGAAGTGATTAGAATGGGTCACGCAGCTTGGATTCGAAGAGATATTAGAAAGAAATTAGTTAATTGGAGTGCAAAGAATCACTTTCCAAAAGAATTAATTAATAAAGCTGTTGAAAGATGGGAAAATTGGAAAGAAGGAGAAACCGCTATAATGCTATTTAATGTTCCAGAAAATAATGTGGATGTAAGAAAGCTCGATGTTAAAATTCACAAATTTGAGGTTCCTTGGCTAAAGGAAAAAAAGGAGGTTTAAGACCTCCTTTTTACAATATAATTAATTTACCAGTGGCATAAACTTTTCTCTTATTAATAACCTTTATAATATAAACTCCAGGAGTTAATTTAGCTTTGTTTTTATTTATAATCGCTTGATTTCTATCGTGACCTTCAAAGAAATTTCTAATACAACAATTCATTTTCTCTGTATAACGTAATTTTCCTATAATATCGTAAATGTAAACACGTGTTGAATCAAAATTAGGAATTAAGACTTCTATGGTAAATCTATCTGTATATATTGGAACTGGATTCGGATATACTAATATTTCATTAACAACTTCTTCAGTTTTAAATGATTTTTCATCTCCATAAGCTATTCCTACCGAATTCTCTGCATAGGCTCTTGCATAGTAATATGTATTTGGTGATAAACCTGAAAAGGAACTGGAGAATTCTCCAGTTCCAGTTCCATCATTGGTTTTATTATCTTCAATAGTAGGACTTGGTGAAGTGTTCCAAACCACTCCTTTCGCCGCAACAAAATCAAATCCATCAAAAGTTACATTACCCCCACCTTGCGCAGATGTTTGTGTAATGTTTATGATGGCTGAAGTTGTAACAACAGGTAATTGCATTTGTTTAAGTGTTGTGAAAATAACTTCTTCTCCATAAGCAATACCTACACTATTGATAGCAAATGCTCTGGCATAGTATGTAGTATTTGGAGATAAGCTAGCTAATGTGCTAGTAAATTCTCCAACACCATTACCACTATAAACAATGTTATCACCAGTTGTAGGATTTCCAGTTGTATTCCAGCAAACTCCTCTAGAAGTAACCTCTGCATTTCCATCAGAAGTTACATTACCACCGCAAACTGCAGATATTTGTGTTATATCTGTAACTGCTTTGGTTGTAACAGTTGCTAAGAATAATTCTTTTAGTGTATTAAATGATAATTCCTCTCCATAAGAGGTCCCAACAGCGTTGGTAGCATACGCCCGAACATAATACGTTGTATTAGGTGTCAAGCCAGTGAGATTACTTGTAAAAATTCCACTTCCTGCTCCTTCATCAGTGAAGAAATTAGAAAGTGTAGGATTCGGAGATGTATTCCAACATACTCCCTTAGCTATAATTGGAGAACCTCCGTCACTAGTGACATTTCCTCCAGTAACAGCCGAATTCTTCGTTACATCAGTCATAGTTGTTGTATTTAATATTGGTAAAGTTGCATTATAATTAGATTCAAAGGGCCCTAAATCAGGTGCAATCCCTTTATAAGGTAAACCAACGTCGATTCCAGTTTCAATTAAGTCGGAACCTTGAGCTAGTTTCAAGAAATTAAGGTTTGGTAAACTTCCATCAGCTTGACGAGCGCCATCCATTCCTGCTGGATTTATGCTAACAAAATCAGCATCAGTTACAGAATAAGCTGGATTAACTCCATTATTATATGTGAATGTATTATGATCAACAGTAGAAATAGAAGTGAAGTATGCAGCTCCTTTAGCATTTTTGTATGATATATTGTTACGCGCAATCATGTAAATAGTAGAATTGTTGTTCATCACAAATCCATGATTGCCATTTCCGAATGCAGCACAATTGTAAAAATGCATAACACATAAGGCCGCATTTTGATCAAATCCATTCATTCTGTTATTAAATGCAATACAATTGGTCATTGTACGTTTGTGTTCAGTTTCGAATCCAGTCCAAGGATCTGCTACTAAAGGACCCATTTTGAATCCATTACCGTCTCCTCCTTCTGTAATTCCATCTTCACGATAACCATTGTTGAATGACCAGCAATCTTCAAATATTAACATTCCAGAATTATACCATCCATCGAAACCATCATCACTATTGTTCCACATACGGCATCCTTTCATAGTGTTTACTGAAGATGGGTCAGCTACACGAATGGTTAAACCATCTGAACCTCCATAAGGAACATTAGTTGTAATCGCTGTAATAGGATCGTAATTATGATGAAAATCAGAATTCAATACTAAGTTTCTTGTTGAAATACCACCAATTGAGAATCCAAATCCATTATGGTGAACATCAATTTGTTCAAAGATACAATCATTTGAACTATAAGCTGTTATACCATTATACCATTCAGTTGGAGTCATTTGTTCATAATAACAAATTTCCATAGGTCCTTTCATATGAACAAAGTTTGAACGAACATAAACCCCTCTTGTAGCAGTATATGTTGCCGAAGGACGAATGATTACTCTTTCACCTTGATATGCATAAAGTTTAAGCATATTTCCCACGGTCCCTGTTTTTACAGTAAGATTTTGAGTCTCATTATAATAATAAGTTCCCCCTCTCATGTAAATTATTTCGCCAGGTTTTATATAACTCCACGCTTTGTTTATTGTAAACCAAGGATGATCTATTGTTCCATCGCCTGTTGTATCATTACCATTTGGAGCAATGAAATAAGGACTTACAGGAACTGATGAATAATCGGATTCATACGCACCTAAATCAGGAGCTGTGCTTTTATAAGGCAGACCTACATCAACACCTTTGTTGATTAAATCAGAACCTTGCGCAAGTTTTAAATAAGTAAGATTTGGTAAACTTCCATCTGCTTGTCTTGGACCATCTACACCTGTAGGAATTATGCTTACAAAATCAGCATCAGTAACAGTTACTGACAAATCCCATGTGTTATGATCGACATTCGTGTCATCTCCAATACTTACTTGTGTTATGTTGTTTTTATAAGCGATATTATTTTTTATAAAGAATTTTGTTGTAGGAACTAAAGTAAAATTAAATCCTCCTGCCCACGAATCTAAATTTTTATAACCATTTTCTATAGCAGTATTATTGTATAATTCAGCATTACATTGAATTCCATTATCTAAAAATCCCCATTTTTTATTTTGGAATGAAATGTTGTTGTATAATTTTCTCTTAACAATTGTTGGAACTATAGCATCTGTTTTTCCAAGTTTGAATCCACTTCCGTCACCACCTTTATTCCAAGTATCAGGAATAAATCCATTCCAGAAAGCCCAGCAATTTTCAATAACAATCGTTCCTTCTTCTGCCCATCCATCAATACCATCATCTGAGTTATACCAGAAACGGCATCCTATAACATAGTTTATTGCATTTGGATTAGTTCCATCAATACCCATACCATCTGCATTTCCGTAAGCTCCAGCACTTGTTGTATAAGGATCTTGATTGTGGTGGAAATCACTATTTATAACATAACATTGATTGCTATTTGTTAATTGAAATCCAGCTCCATTATGATGAATATCAAGTAATTCAAATGTACAATAATTACATCCATAAGCTCTAAATGGTTCATGCATATCTGGGGAACTTGCTGGCTGAGATACACCTGAAACATCTAATCCCTTTACATCAGCATAATTTGCTGTAAAATAAATTATAGCGTGTGGCCATCCAGGATAAGTGTAAGGATCTCCTCTTGTAATAATTGGACGTTCTCCATTGTATGCTAAAAGTTTTATTCTTGATGTTGAAGTTCCATTTTTTCCGGTTAATCTTTGTTGTTGATGATAAGCATATGTGCCCCCACGCATGTAAACAGTTTCTCCTGCTTTTACATAAGACCATGCCTTATTAAGAGTAAACCAAGGTTTATCAATTGTTCCATCTCCCGTTGCATCATTTCCATTTGGAGCAACAAAATATGGACTAGTTGGAACTACAGGGGTTGCTGCATAAATTCGTGCCCCAACTTGCCAAGTTCCATTTTGAACTGTCGTTGCAGGCATAGAACCTACTGTCCATACAGCAGTAGTTGATAAACCTGTATTGAATTCACTTCCTAAATCTGTTCCATAATCTAAACGTGTTGCTGGAACAAAATTAACAAAATCAATAAAATTAGGATTCATGACAACAGAATGTGCATCGTATCCCATAGCTCTCCATTGATCCCATGTTTTTGTCGTGCCGCCTGCATTAAATACAGGTTTATGATCTCCTTCTTCTACCCAATAAACATTATAATCACATTCAAAGTCTGTTAAACTTGCTGCATCCATTACATTTATGGCTAATGTTTTGTATTTGGAATAGAATATATTATTTTTAATTTTCGTTCCATGAGAAATAGAATTAGGAGTAACATCAGTATTTGTATATACGTCTATTGCTCCTCTCCATGTTCCAGCTGTTGGATCTGAACTACTATATGTTGGTCTGTCTTGATAAAATGTGTTATTATACCATTTTACTCCACTCATCCCTTTTACTACACCACCAACATTAAATGTTTTAAGAATATTGTACGAAACTCCACCTGAAGTGTTGACCATACTACTTGCTGATTTTCGTATGATTCCCATAGGAACTCGGTACAAATAATTATGCTTAATGTTTACATTTATATTACAACCTGTAAACACTCCATGAGTAATTGTCATTGAGGTTCCTAAACCACTAAAATTTCCATTCCAAATGAATTGGTTTCCTTGAATAAGTTCACCATTTAAGTTTCCATTGTATGCATTAACGCCTTCATCTCCAGCTTGCAACATATAACCCTGAACATTAACAGATGTTAAAGAGTTATATAAAAATTTAAAGTTCGTTGGTGACGTTCTGGGAACATTCACCCCCGTCCATACGCCTGTCTCATTATTGACATACGTTTGGCCTTGGTATGTTAAGTCAGCCATCTGCGCAAAATTAGTTAAAAATGTTAGAAGAAACGTTAAGACAAATACGAGCTTTTTGATCATCAGAGAACTATAATTTTAGATACCAATAGTTCCCTACTCGTTTGTACTTTTAATATATATAAGCCGGCCTTCCAATTTATTTGTGAAAAATGAGTAATATTTTCAATTATTTTTTCACGATAAATTAATTTTCCTGCAAAATCGTATATCTCCATATTCGCCTGTTGAAACATGGGATCTTTGATAACTAATGTAAAATAATTTGTTACGGGAACTGGATAAATTAATAAGCCATTTTCATCGGCAATAACTGGCTCATCAATGATCAGAATATTGAAGGCAAGAGCCCCAATATCAGGAGGATTCATAATTAAATTATCTTCAAAATCCTTATCTATCCATGGAATATAAATTCCATTATTAAGAGCAGGAGAACTTGATGACAAATGAAATTGATCATCAATAAACATAGGATCTTGATAAAAATTATTTTCGTCAACATATCTAAGAGGGGGTTTTATATTTGTAAAATATGCTGAATCACTTGTACAGTAAGTTTTAGTTGTATCTGATGTGTTGTCCCACAAAATATTGTTTTGTATAGAAAGCAAATCTAAAGTACGATCAGGACCTGCAGCAAAAATAGTTGCATATCTAAATCCTGACATTATATTATTTCGAATATTGATATTCGTTGCGTAACCTGTAGTTGGTAAATAAAGCCCGATTCTTGTATTTCTACTTCCGGGATTTGCAATCATTGTGTTGCCAACAACATGAAGATTAGAAACTGTATCTGAAGTTAATCCTGCAAAACTAATACCGCATCCCCACCATTCATCTGTGGAAACACCAATATTAAACATGACATTAGTGTGTATGAAAACACTATCTAATTTGGTAGCTGCAAAAGGACTAAATGCTATTTGTAATGCTAAATTTTCGAAATAATTGTTGTTTATAGTAACATTATTCACATCTCCAGAAACGTAAATTCCAGTTTTAGGAACAACTGTTAATGAGTCATATCCAATTGTATTATGATGAATTTTTATGTCCTTAAGAAAAACAAAAAACATTCCGCCTCTTAATTTGTTTTCATAAATTTCACCACCGATCGTATGCCAAAGTTCAATAGCACAACCTAAAAAGAATTCATCTCTTGATAAAATTGTTGGGGTTTTTATTAAAGTATTTCTGAATATTTTTGGATTCTTATTATATCCACCTCTATAATGTTTTATTGGATAACCATTATTTCCAACTTCTCTTTGATCCTGACTAATATTATTATCAAAAATGTTTATTTCATTTTGACCCCCAATCATTAAAGCACCTAATGCTCTTTTTGCTGGATAAAAAATAGCGCAGTTTTCAATGGTGTTTTGAAAGAATTTATTTCCATTTGCATAAACTGTTGGCTCTAAGTGAGTAGCTGTATCAATTCCAAAGAAAAATCTAGGTTCGTAGTTTGCAGTATCAGTACTTGCATTAAATACTGCAGCATAATTTCTTAAATTTTTAAAATTGCAATGATGAATGCTCACATTACTTCTTCCACTTACAAGAATTCCCCCATATCCCTTTAGATTATCTCCGTCAATAGTCAAATTGGCAATATACTGATTACCATATGCTCCCTCCTGGGACATAAGAATGATTGTGGGGCCATTTTCTACATTAGATTTAATAATAGATCCAGGGCCTACCCCCTCAAGGTTGACATTAGGCTTTATTAAGCTTGGAAAAAGTTCTAGAAAAGTACCTGGTTTTAAATTAATTACATCTCCTGAAGTTGCTTGGGATGAGGCATAAGCTATGGTCTTCCATGGATTGCTGTATGTTCCTGGATTTTTGTCGTTTCCTGTTGGAGAAACGTAATAGATTTCCGCTTTCAATAAGATCGTCCAACATAAAAAGAAAAAGAGACTCAGGCCTCTTTTTAAATTAAAAACCACTTTATATTCATAATGTAATTTACGTGCTGGTTTTCCACACTAATTTTGCATTAATTGATTATTTTGATTTTAAGTTAAAATATCTTTCATAAATTTTTTCGGCCAAAAATTGTAATCGTTTCTTTGCCTGATCATACAATCTTGCTTTTGTATATATTATCAGCTTACTATCACAAAAAGTTTTCACCTCTTGTATTATCTGGTCCACTTCTGAAAAAGATTTTTCAGAAACACCTCGCTCATTCATTATAATATCTACTAAAAGATCACGTAATCTTTTGTTTACGCGTTCTTCGTCTGATGGAATTTCATGAAAATTATATACCATTTGTTCATTCAAACTTTCTTTTACTAATTTCATCCTGTGCTTTTTATAAATTTAATGTCCTTTTCAGGAATTTTATCTATATCTTCTTTTGATTTTGATCTAGCACGATGTGTGAATACAAAGAATCCATTTTTATCGGCACCTAAATCGCATCCTTTAGATTTTGGATAACGAAGTCTAAACACTTTACCATCTCTGTATTCAGTTTCTCCTTTTACAATTAAAGGATAAATCTTTTCTTTAATTTCTGCAGGAAGTTTTTTGCTTCTTTTAACTTTTTCTTCAACGTCCGTCGCCGCTTCATCATGTGTCATTCTCTCATATAACGTAGGATAAAAACTCTCATTAGCTATATCCATTACATTTGGATCTATAATTTGTTCTGGTTCATCTAGATAAGCACTTGTTGGATCTACTTTTCTTTTTCTTCCTTCTTTATCAAGAACAACATACCATTTTATATTGTTATCTTCATCTTCTTCTATTCTAAGAATTTGTCCTTCAATATCTTTGTTTGTATTTAATATTTTTCCTTTTATTTTACTACCAACATGAATATATTGTTCATCATCCTGTGGTGTTGCAGGTTGTTGCAGAACTGTATTTAATGGTTTTACAGCATAAGTATACATTAGGTTAGGACCACCGGATAAATTCATAGATCCGCCAAAGCCAAATCCTCTTCCAGCAAATCCTCCTCTCATTGAAGGGTTGCCAAAATTTCTTCCTGTACCACCACCCCAAACTGCATATCCAACTCCTCCACCTCCCCAGTTTTCATTAACAATACTTAAAGGAAACACAACATTTACGATATTTGTTTCAACATATTCTATTTCAGGTGGAAACTCTTCTTCTGATTGTGGTTGATATGGAAATTCATCAGATACTTCTACTTCGTTACTTATTTGTGGATAGGGATATAAAATGTCTTCTATTAAATTCATATCTTTAATTGGATCTCTAAACTCAATAGTTAAATTAATTCCTCCTCCGTCAAAGAAATAATTAAAATCAGTTATAGGATTTTCTGGGTATCGTTCGTTGAATGATTTCTCAATACGATACATAACTAATTGCACTTTTTCCTTTGCTTCTCCTAGTTCTTCAGGAGTTTTAGGAACTAAAATAGTTTGAATATTTTCTTTAACTAATTGTGCTCTCATACTATAATCATATATTCGATTTGCATTGTAAATTCATGCGGATTATAAACATAAAATCCTTCTATTAAGTTTTTGTTTAAACAATCACCTTCACAATCTGGAGATGAAATCCAAATGTAAATATCTCCAACTTTTTTCCACCATCCTCTATTTGTTACTAAATTCAAATAATCTCCAGCACTCATTAAGTCTTCAACACTACATCCGCTCATTCCAATTTCAATTTTTCTTCTACGTCTTAGATAGAATATTGAAGTATCTTGAACAATATCAAATTCACAAGCTATGGATGGATCCATCATAATGTCTACTGTATCTTCTACAATAGTTCTTGAATCGAATGCACAATTGTGAAATGTACATCCTGATACAGAAGAATCTTCAATCCAGCAATTATACAATGAAACATCATAAAGAGTTGCATTATTAATAGATGAATCCCAAATTTCTCCTCCATTAACAACGACATTTACAAATGACGCATCGTCAGTAACCCAAATTATTTCTCCTGATGATGGATTTACGACTAGTTTGTAAACATTAATCCAAGAATTAATTAATATACTGTTCTGAACAGATGAACCATTATTTACGATACTATTAGTTAATTCTCCTAAATCGATACTGCTTTGTTCAATTTCTGTGTTAGCTACATAAACTTCTGTTAGATTACATAAGTCAATTGAACAATCACGAATATTCGATGTTTCAATATTTGAATTTGTTATTATTGAATTTGCTATACTAACATCAGCCATATCTGATCCATCAATAGTTATTCCATAAAGATCAACTGTTGTAAGATAATCAGCAATAGTAGGAATTCCTGGATATTTTACAGGATATGATAATGCTAAATTAGTAGAAACTTCTGTATCATAATTTACATTATATGGATCAAATACGATTACATAATCCGTAACATGGTGTAAATAGAACCATTTATCACATTCTGCTTGTTCGTTTGGATAAATTCCCTTAAGAGCAATTCCTTGCATTGCTGTATTAGGATATTTAAATGCAGGAATATAAGCAGATGGGTCTTCAATTAAATCATATGTTTGAGCATTACCTCCAATTGGGAATGGAGAACCATATGCTTCTGAAGTATCATAAACTCTTAAAGTTGCATTCGTAATAAAATATTCATAACCAGCTGTAGTTCCTGCAAAGCAAAGAATGCTTGGATCATAAGATGATGATACTTTAATTCCTAATTCATCGAATTTGATATTTAACGCATCAGCAATTCCTAAATTTTGTTCATAATTAGCTGATACATCTATATGTGTTGATGTATAACTAAAATTCTTATAATAATTTATGGAAAAATCAATACCTAAAAAATATGAATTTAAATCTAAATCAGAACTATCTAATGATGGTAAAAAGAATCCTAATGCCTTATTACATAATCCTTTTGTTAATCCAGGAATAAAAACAACTTCGCCGGATCCAAGTATCAATTGTTGCTTGCTAAAAGAATTAACAGGAACTTGTAAATCACTGAATCCAATTTCACTGATTACATCACTCCCTTTTATGATTGCTAATCCATTCTCAGTCCATACTAGATATTGGTCGTCTCCTACACCTGGGCAAGGGGAAAGTCCTGGATAAATATAATCGTTTGATGGATTATTAAATAAATCTATAGCCATTATGAGAGTATTATTTTATTTATTTATTCGCGTAAAAAAAGAGGGCTTAAACGAAAAATATTTTCAAAAACATTTTTTTATCTCACGGATATTATTTATATTTGCTTTCGAAATCGTTCTTTGAATTGTTTGTAGGATTCATCGCGGTATAAACCAATAATCAAAACGAATCCATTAAGGAACACAAACGATATAGGCGGCCAGACAACCGCTTAGTTTCTAATTGTGTAATTTAAAAAGTATCGCGTATGAAAAATTTTGACATGGAGCTTAGTGCTCTAATTGAAATGGCGAAACAACTTCAGAATGAAGTACGTTCGCAGAACTCTACAAGCAAACCTCGTAAGAGTAAGAAGATGACTAAAGCTGAATCAAATCAGTGGAAGATTGCTATTATTAATGAGGTTCGAAGAAACGACGGTATTCGCCGTGAAGACCTGGTGAGAAAACTTTTACCCTATTCCAAAAAGGGAAAAGGAAGATACCAGAAAATGTACTGGAAAGTGAGCGAAATGGTTAGGCAGGGCGAATTATTTCCTAAGGGTAGAGGGCTGAGTGTTAATCTACTCCAGGATTAAAGAAAGGGGCGATAAGCCCCTTTCTCCATTTATATATAATTATATGGATAATTTTATCGGCATAGATCAATGGCTAATTGAAAACAAAAACGATCTAGTTCCTATAGAACCAAATCGTTATGTTTACCATGTATCGAATCCATTTTTCCGAGATCAAATTCAAAAAGAAGGATTAATACCGAAAGGAAAAAGTGAAACTTGGCTTTCAAATACTCCAATCGAAGGTAAAGTTATTTTTGCATGTAATTCAGATAATAAAGATGACTGGTTTCAAAGTACATATGATGATGACATCTACAGAATTGATACATCAAAAATATCCAATCAATGGTTTTATGATCCTAATTTTTCTTGGGAAAAGAATAATCCATTCATTATAACTTTCGAGCCTATCCCTGTAGAAGCAATTGAACTGATTTATTCTGGCAGTGGTTCGTAGGTTTCACATTCCCATACTGGGGTAGTTACTCCAAATTTCTTATCAAACTCAAATAAATCCTGTGCTATAGGACAATTATCTTCTTCGTTTGGTTTGAAATATTTACATTTTTGCCAGCATAAACAATGATCACGATGTTTACCAACTAGTTGTTCTTGCACAGCAAGTTCTTTTCCGAATTTTTGAATTTTAGTTATCATATTAAATAGGTTTATCCCATGTTTTTCTTGGTCCTCTTTCAGGTATGCCATCCTTTGGAATAGCTTTTACATCAACTACTTCTACTCCATCTAAAACAACACTTGCAAAGTCAGTTTTCTTATCACTCCCAGGCTCTTGGGAGGATGCTAGGGCGATTTCTTCTGTTGGTTCATTGATACTTACATCTGAAGAAGTCTTACTTTCCTGAAGCCTCTTAATTAATTCTTCACCTTTACTAGGTTTTCGTATTTCTTCAAGAACTTTTTCTGGGGTTGTATCTTCAGGGACCGGATGTTTCCCCTCATCTTTGCCGGTCCCTATGCTTTTTTTGAGGTTGGAATTTTAGTTGGATCGTTTCCTATAAATTTTCCCTTCTGAAAAACATTATGATCGTCATCCACAAATTCTTTTAGGAAATGCCATCCTTGAACTTTATTGACTGGCTTAATAACTTGAACAACTTCTGGTTCCGGTTCTGGTTCTGGTTCTTTTTGAAGAGGAATTGAAATAGGCTCTTGTATCACACCTGATTGTGTTTCGAGTTTAACAGGAATATCATTTGCTTTATCGTATTTATCATATTGTTGTTTTAAATCTTCAACAGGAGGAGATAATGATGCAGCTTCTTCATCTAATTGATCTCTTTCTCTGATTCTTTTTTCAACTTCATTTTCGATAATGGCTTCCATTCTTTCTGAATTTATTTCTCCTGTTTCTGTAGACTGTACAGGAGAATCCTCAGTCATCAATTTAATATTTTGTGCCACTAAAGCTGTCATACCAAGAGCAACAATAGGAAGTAACGCGCCTGCAATCCAAGATATAATTACTTGATACATTTCCGCATTCTCAGCCTGCACCCCTATAAGAATAGATTTCTGCCAATACATCCAATCATTGCTTCCAGATGTGGCCATATATTTAAACGAAGCGTAAACGTTTGCCGTAACCTGCAATGCCGTTAATAGAAACATTAAAGCCCAAGGAAGAAATTTATCTTTGTTTTTGGTCATTAATATCGAAAACAATACTGATGCTTGGCCAATTTCATATGTTATACCAAGAAGTATTGCAAGACTCATTGTGTTTGCCAAATTAAAGAATGTAATTGAATGTAAGGTCGATACAAATCCTACAAACAAATACAAAAAGGCAAAGGTTATGATTAACCCCCAATAAAGTCCTTTATTCGTAATTTTTAAATTTCCTAATTTCATACTTTTTCATAATATTTTGTTACGTCGAATACAGACTGCATAAAAGCACTAATATCACCGACACATATCTTTTCCGAAATTCGTTGACATGGAAGTTTAGAAATTTCATCACAAAAATCATAAATTTCTCCAGGAGTATGTTCTTCTTTTACAAACTCCTGTATTTTCTCTCTAACATATGGCTCCATTTCTCTGTCTGATGAATTTAAAAATTCTTTCAAAACAGTGAAAAATGTACTTGCCAATTCTTCGTTAAATGGTTTCATTATTTTTTGTTATTAGTGTCTTTTACTTCTTCTGCCCCTTTAACTACTACAGTCGTCGTTGTATTGGCTCTAATTTTTTCTACAGCACTTTGAACTGCCCTTGCTTTATCTTCAGAAGAAGCAGCTCTGTCATTAGCCAATTTCAATTCAAAATTTAATTTCTTAATACTATCCTGTGATAATTCATAGTAAGTGTTAAATTTTGTATTTAACGAATCTATAGTGTGTATGTATTGTTTGTCAGTAATATTCAATTTCATATTACGACTACAACTTTGTGCGGATTTAAATACAAATAATACTAAAAGTATTAATGCAATCCATTTAAGATTTTTATTAAACCACTTTTCCATTATGCTTTTTAAACTATATATTATTCTTTTGGGACATCATCCACGCCTGGATCGAATACTTCGCCTACAGACTCTTCATTAATCTCAGGTTCTTGTTCAGGCTCCATTTCAAGATAGAATCCTTGTGCCATTGCACCCCATCTCTGTTGTAAAAACTCAACATTTTTTAAATTATCTCTTGCATCTTGAACTGTTTGTCCAAAAAGATTAAAACATTTGAAATAAATCTCATGTTCTGATTCAAAATCTAATGCTGACTGAAGACCAATTCCACCAGGATTTGATAGAATATAGAATGTAAATTCAGCAGCTTGATACCCAAGCTCTAAACCTTTGCCTTTTTTCCCTTTAAATAAAGTATTAGCTGCATCAATTTCTTCAGCTAATTTAATAACCCCCATCCATGCATTTTCTTTCCACATACATCTGTGCATTATGAAATGCTTTAAATAATCACATATTTCTTGTCCTTCTTCTGGAGTTCCTATTTTATAAATAGTTTCTTTCCATTCTTTAGCTGCATTTTCATAATCAAGTTTTGCTTGAGCAACCTCTTCTTCAGAAGGTTTATTTATTGATGGGTCGCCAACAATTTCATTAAGTTTCTCAGTAAGTTCCTGAGTGTTGTTAATTTCTAGTTCTGCCATTTTTTACGTATTATTTGAATTATAATTAAAATCTAAATTGCTATCTATAGTTGCATTCTGTGCATAATAATGATGTGTTTCTGTTTCTTTTGATCTTCCTCTTTCTTTTAAGGAATATCTATTGTTACCAGTTTCAATCAATCCTCTGACTATTAAAACTTCTTCTTGACCATCTGTAACAAGAGAAGTTCTCCAAAAGGGTTGATTTGTCGATGGATCTTTATAAATGTAAATTTGTCGTATTCCTTTGTGCGATTTTAATAATCTTATAAAGTTTTCTATCGGATAAACACAAACTGATTGTGGCTTGCTGATCAATTGATTTTTCTTAATACAAAATGTCATGAAAACTGGTTGATCAATATACTGTACATTATACCCTTTTAATGCTTCATCAAGCCCTCTCATCAAATAAAAAACCTTGGTTATTTTTTATATGCCAAGCTTTAACAATAGTTTTAAATGCTTCTTTATGCTCTTCAAGTTCATCTCCTTGACATACAATTTCTTGTATTAATGTGGATTTTGTATGAACTGCTAAAATAGATGCCTTTGCAATTTTAACTTGTTTTTCAGCAAACATTTCTTCAGCAGCAATGGCATAAGCGCCAAGCTGATGTTTATAAATCTGTTCTTTAACAGATCCTTTGACAATAAATTTACTAGTAGTTTTAAAATCGGTGATTACGCGGCCAATACCATTTTCATTGAAGAAAACATCTGTTTTGCCACGATAAAATAAAGATGGAGAATAAAGGACGAGTTCGGTTCCTATAAGATCAGTATATGAGTTGGCATAGTCCGAATAATAGAAATTCAAAAATAATTCTCGTCCTTTATCTATTTTCTCCATCGGCACACCTTCCTGTTCCAACAACATTGGTGAAACCTGTTGAGTGTGTTGAAGAGCCATAGAGGGATCTTTACTCTTCGCTAATTCTTTTACAAAATTTTCAATGAATGAATGCATCGCTGTTCCACGATGCCAAGCGGCTTCCGTTATTTGCTTTGCTTTTTCTTCTCCTACTTCTTCAATAAACTTTAAATACTCAGGATCAACAATCATATCACCTAAAACAGTTGTGACTCCTGGTACTTTGAGCGGATAATAGGCCGCCGGGTTTCCATAATAATCCTTTAACCACTTTATTTTCTTTGGGTTAAAATTGTTTATAGTTAATTGGCTCAAGGGTCTCTAAATTTTGTAATATATATTTATATAATAAATTAATAAAAAGTTTTATGTATCATATTGTTTATATGACAACTAATCTAATTAATGGTAAACGATATATAGGAGACCATTCAACAACTAATTTAAATGATAATTATTTAGGGAGTGGATTAGCTATAAATAATGCTATTAAAAAATATGGTTCAAAAAATTTTTGTAAACAAGTTCTTGAAGAGTTTAATACAAAACAAGAAGCTTTTAATGCTCAAGAAAGATATATTAAAGAATTTGATACATTAGAACCAAACGGATATAATATTAGTCCAAAAGGTGGTCATCAAATATCAAATGGTATTTCTGATGAAACAAAGAAAAAAATTAGTCGTACATTATCTGGACGCTCATTATCTGAAGAACATATAAAAAATATGACAATTAGCCGAATAGGAAGAAAACTTTCTAATAAGACAAAGAAAAAATTAAAAAATTCTTTAAACGGACATATAGTTTCAAAAGAAACAAGAGACAAAATTAGTAACTCACATAAAGGTAAAAAACTTTCTGAGGAAACAAAAATTAAAATAGGATTGGGCGTTAAAAAACATTTTTAATCCATTCTGCTACTGTACTAATTATAGGAAATTTTATTAATGCCCATGTCAATAATCCTATAATAACTGTTCTTGAAACTACCCATTTTAATGATAGTCTTTTAAATGCGAATCTGTAGACAATACCATAAGCTAAAGTTGGCTCATTATTTTCATCATAGAATTGATTGAATTCTGGAACAATGTATTCCGCAAATTGTAAATCCTCATCAATATAACGATGAATAGGCCCAAGAGTTTCAACTACTCTTAATCGTTTGATACTGTCAGGCAATGCTCTATCTTCCTCTGGTAATCTTATAGGAAAATAAACTGTATAAAAAAAGTTATGTCGCATGTCATACTTATTATAAGTAGATTGAGGATCATCCTTTTCTCTATCTATAACTTTGATCCATGCGGCATAATTTTGGAAGTCTTTTATGACCATCCAAACCGCCCATTTTTTTGGATTGAACGGATGTATTTTACTCATTTTCTTCGTGATAAGCTTCAATAAGTTCAGGATATTTTTTAGTAAGACTATCAGCTACATCTTGTCGTGCTTTTCTTAGTCTTGTTTTAACTGTGTTTAAATTCCAATTTAAACTATCAGCTATATCCTGTAACTGTTTTTTGTTTACTTCCCTTTCAAACATTACTGTTTTATAAGGTTCTTCTAATAAATCAATCTCTTTAAGAGTTAATTCGTAAAGATGCTGTGTTAATTCTTCACCTGTAGGTCCGATACATTCAAGATCCATATAAAAAGGATTTGAATAAAGTTTTAAAACTTTTGACTGGTTTTCTGATAATTGTTCGTGTGAAAGATTTCTTCTGTTAAGGCGTAATTGTCCAAGTGCTTCATTCTTTGCAATTGCATAAACCCATGTAGAAAAACTCCATTTAGTATCATACTGGTTTATTTTTTCCCAAATGCTAACAAATGTAGCAGAGACAATTTCTTGACATAAATCTTTATCTCCATTAACATATTTACCAACAAACAAAGACAATCCTGGTTTTAGACGTTCAATTAGTTCCTTAAAGGCATATTGATTTTTATCCTCTAAGAAATTAACTGCTAATACTTGAATCGACTTCTCTTTTTCTTTTCTATGCATACACCAATATTATTTTCCAAAAAATAGAAATCACATAATAGAACTAAATAGTTGAGAAATTAATCCTCAACTATTTGTTCTACGTAAGAGTTAACGTTAGTAAGGATTCCTGCTACTTGAACGTATGGGAAATTTCCAAGAACGTTAATAACCTGAGTTAATGTATTATGGTCCATGACCTCAACATTAATTGCATTGATAATTCCAGCGATCTGGTTGAAAGGATGTTGTCCGATCGATTTTAAAACGGCATCCTTAAATTCAGGCTTGACTCTATATGTTGGAACATATGGTTTGGTTTCGACTTGCTGAGTTGCGTCAACCTGAGGTTTCTGTGCTTCTGCCATAAAATTTAATTTTAGATTTTACAATTAGTTTATTTATATATATCTTGACTTTCAAGAATTTTCCCGGGATATGCTAATTTAACATCCGTACTGCTGTTAATATTTTTTAAAAAAGTTAAGTCTCTGTTAAAATGTAACCTTCCTTTTGAAGCATCTCAATACGATGTTCAATTTCATTTTGTAGGATAAGAACGTGGTTTGTAACAGAACCTGTTTTTGCTTTGTAAGTAATGATCGTTGTTAGCCACTCGCTAGGAAAATCATCTGTCATAAATTCTATGACCAAAGGTGACCTTGGTTTTGTAAGCTTATGTAATTTTTTATAATTTTTAAAATTCTCTATGTTATCGTCTTTCATTATAATGATTTATTAAAAAGCACATAATCAAAATATCTTTTGTATGAGTTAAATAACTCATCAGGAGGTAAAACCATATAGTTAAGGTTCTTTTCATCTCCAAATTCATGAGCACATTTAATTACTAAACAATTAACAGAACCACTCATGAATTTTAGATAATTATTTCGTACTTTCTTTTGCAATTCAAGATCTTCTTCATGAATATCAGTTTTTCCTTGTAAGTAATTGCGATCGTCTCCCTCTCTTTTTACTTTTAATCTTTCTTCGGCCACAGCATTAGGAACATCAAAGAAAATGTTTAAATCAGGATATGGAAGACTTAAAAATTGAAATTCGAATTCAAAAATCCATTCTTTCATTCGAGTAATATCTTCTTCATTATCAAATTTTGCACACTGATACGCGATATTCGAGTACACATATCGATCCAAAAGAACTACATCATTTTCTTCTAATGCCTTTTCTAATTCAGGTAAAAACCTGAATCGATCCATTGCATAGATATTAGCAACAAAAAGAGGATCAACTTCGTTTGCTTTTCCGAATTCTCCTCTTAAAAATCTTGCGATCACATCAGAAAACTGATTGTGCCCATACATTGGAAAATGATAATAGGCATATTTCAGATTTTTTTCTTCAAAATATTGTTTAGCTTTATCAGTTTGAGTAGATTTTCCCGAACCATCAATTCCTTCGAGAACGATTAGTTTACCTCTTGACATAAATATAGTTTTAGATAATTATCTATTCTATAAGTCAATGAGTAAAAAGTTTTGTTTATTTAAATAATTTTGGAAATAAAACTCTTGGAAATATTGATATGGCATGATTTAGAAGAAACCCTACTGCGAAAGCTTCAATTAATGACCAATCTAAATTAAATATAGCTTTAATTGCAATTCCATATAATAATGATGCAAAGGCTGAATCCAATACAACGAAAAGTTTAGATAGAAAATAAAATTTAACAGTGTGTTGAGTAGGTTGTTGAGATTGAGATTGCTGTGTCGGCATTGATTGAGGAGGCACAAACGTTTGCTGTTGTGGTGGAGGAGGCAGCGGTTTACCTCTTTTCACCGCATTCAATCTGTCTCCTAATGAATCATTGTTTATCATAAATCTAATTACAAATCCAACCTATAAAATCGTCTTCTTTATCAAGAACCATATGTACGCTTATGTGATATTGGTCAAATCCTTCTGGTGATAATTTATATGGATTGTTAGTCCAAAGTTTTTTACCATCTTCTTCGATATATGATTTCTTTTTAAAATAGGGGACAAATCCTGGGGTTACATAAGGTACTGCATGTCTTCCTGCCCATTTGTCATCATGTCTTCGAAGAACTTTAACCATTTCTTCTATATCATCAACATAAAAGCTATCAGTGCCAGGAATGTTTTTAAATCTTCGAGCTAATGTTTGAAATACTGTTGGTAACTCTCTAGCTCGTCCCTTTACTGTAGCTTTATTGAAATGACCTATAATAGGATATACTGTTTCTCTAACTAACATTATTTTTTAACAACTTTATCCTTGGTATCTTCTTTTACTTCTTTTCCAATTTCTTGATCTTCTTTCTTAGCTTTAGCTTCTACTTTTGGTTTAGCTTCAACAGTTATCCCCGTTGATTTCTTTTCAGAAGATTCGTTTTCTTTTTTACCTTCTTCAGGTGCTTTAGTTTCGCCCCCAGGGAATTTTGTTTCAGGAAATGGCACAGCTTTTTCTCTCTTTCCACCTTCTGTGTCTTTGGTCTTAATGTCACCATATAAACCAGGTTTAAAATCATTTACAGATTTCAAATTAGTATCAAGATGGTAGCCAGGTTTGAATTCATGATATGACATTTCTACTTTTACTTCTGTCTTACCTTTATGGTATTCTTTCTTAAGCCAGTCATAAGCCTTTTTACCTTCTTCAGGTATAATCATACCATTATCATCAGGTAAATTTCCCGCCTTTTCTTCTTCGTTTAATGATAAAGACTTAGTTAAATCTTCTTCATTTACTTTATCATAAAGTTTTCCTAAATATTCATGAATATTAAAACTTCCGGCTTTCATAATGCTAATATTTTATTTTATATATCTTAATCTTAATAGACAGTTGATGCTGTCCAATATTTTCCCATTTTATTGTACCCTGCGTACTTAACCCATTCATCAAATTCATCTTTGGACATAGCCATTAAATCCTTTTTCAATTCATCACGAATTTCTTCATCGAATTGTTGAAGTATTTCATTGATAAGATCGATCTTATTTAATATATGTTGGCTTTCAAAGACAAATTTAGCGCGCATATAAACTATTAATTTATTTATATATCACACAAAAAAAGCCCGCACTTAGGCTGCGGGCAAGTCTCTAAATTATATTGTATTTTTTCTTATACATTCCATTACGAGAACCAGAAACAAGATAACCTCGGTTTTTCATACCATTATTCTCGCTAATTTTTTGCCGGGTTTCTATTGAGCGAGTTATTCCTTTATTTTTAGACTTTCCCTTTTCAGAGTTACTAATTTTTGTTTTTGTTTCTTCAGAATGTATTCGTCCTTTCATTGGAGATTGTCTTCCTCTTTTTGACCCTCCTTTACCTCCAATGTTAATATTATAACATAATGGATTTGTTATTATATCTTCGATAACAAATTGTTTTTCAAAATTTAAGGCATCGTCAAAAGAATCAAAAAATTGGATGATTTCTCTTTTAAAATTTTCACGGCCATATTTTTTGATAGCCTTTAATAATAATTTTCCTGATCCTAGATAATTATCGTTATCTTTGTCAGAAGAATGAACACCATAATAAAATTTTTCATTTATGATGTTTGTAGTTTTATAAAAATAATTAAATTTTTTCATAATAAAAAAGCCGGCACTAAGGCTGCCGGCAAGTCTCCTGAAAGTGGGTGCTTCTTAAGCAGCCATTTTCATTTCATTAAACTGTTCGCCGTTTATTGCGTTCATTGAGACGTTCATTATTTCCCTCAGTATGCAATCAAAGCCAAGTCACCCCCGTTTGGAATTGATTAAGGGTTCAATTCCGAAAACCCAGGGCTAACCGGTGTCCAGAAACTGGACGATGGTCAGGATTCCACCACCAATTTAAGAATGAGTAAATTGGAACTCGTTTAGCGACTTGTTTCGCTGTGGAGGTGGCGGGATTCGAACCCGCGTCTTACATACCTACTCTATAACTAGCTCCGAGGAGCATTCTCAATATCTTTAGTTTCTTCTACTTCGTTAGTTTTCGGCCCTTTTGTAACCATAACTATAAGAGCTATGACTGCAATTACGTCGAGAACAATGGATATACCTCTGACACTGTCAACATCACCACCGGATGCGCCAACACCCATTCCCATAAAGAGACCAATTAATAATGCGAGTGCAACAGGTACTAAAGCCCACCATCTCCAGCCTTTTTTCCAGGCGAAGATAGTTAAAATAATTTCTGCAACTAGTAACATGTAATTTGATTTAAGGATTACAAATATAATAATTATATGTCAAAAACAAAAATAAGATCTGTTAAAAATCTGTTAAATAAAATTTAAATAGTCTTCGTATTTAATCATGAACTCTTCATATGTTAATCCATAATCATCAAGAGTTCCAGGTTCTTGTACAAATTCTTCTTTCTCATAGTCATAAATGCAAAGACCATATTCTCTTAACTCTGTAAATTTTATTAAAAACAAAAGAACATATTGATAACCGTATCCTGGATCTCTCATCCAAGCTTTAACTACAAAAGGTTCAAATCCTTCTCTTGCTTCTTTAAATCCAGCGTATTGATTTCCAAATTCTTTTTCTATTTCTTCTTTAGATTTTGGACGTAAAACAGGATTTGGATTTCGTATGCTTTCATTTGTTTTTCCTAAGAATTTTCTTTTGTTATCACCAAGATATGGAAATTTTTCATGGACTCTTTTTACATAATCTTTAAATTCTTTTTTATCCATGAAATCTCTCATGCTGTTTAAGAAGTCTTTTAAGCTATAATAATTATAGTTAGCTAACATACTTCCTACCCCGCCAGCCATGTCAATTAAAGTTAACACTACATCATGGGTCATGGTATCAGCATCACTCTGTAACATTTTTGGATTTTCTTTCACAAAATCCCAATAATTTTTTTTCTTAGGAATTCTCCAATCATAAAGTCCGTGTTGTTCATAATGAGGAGATCGAGATTCATCTCTGTCAACTTTATTTAAATCAAGATTATCGTCAAATCCTTCTAGTAAATCTTTTATTTCTTGTGATAAATCGTCTTCTGTTCTAACAATTAATCTAAGTCCATACGTCGAATCATCTAAATTATCTGTTCTATCTTGATAATTCTTATAAGCGAAATATCTCTCAAGAGGCATTAATCTCTTAATTACCTCTTGGAGATATTGATAGGATTTTTTAAAACCTAAATTGTACGATTCATTTACTAAACGCGCACGCATTTACTTTTTCTTTCTTTGTTCCCACCAGGCTTTAATAACTTTGTCAGCACCAAAGAATTTCCAGAAAATCCAATAAACTAATAGGATAAATCCCCATAATCCAACGAGACCTGCTGCTGGAGATCCAAGATCATCTAATTTACCATATGCAAATAGTACAATTAATACGTTTACAATTTGAATCCAAGATTTCTTGATCCATGGCCAAGCTGTATTTAAAAACCATTTTTTAATCTTTTCCCATATTGATAGGGCAAAAGCTTTAATTTTTTCCCAAAGTTTTTTCATAATTTTTATGATTTTATTTTATTTATTCAAAAATTTTGTTTATATTCGCTTACTAAAACTTAAAAATATGAATATACAAACAAAAAGAGAACAAACTCTAAAGGCAATACAACATGTTTTTGATGTATGCCATCAGAACAATGGAGAGGTAAACCATGTATCTGCGATAGCAGAAGAATACGGGGTCTCAAAAAACATCTTTGGTATGGCTCTTCAAAGAAAAGGAATTCTTGCAAAAGTAACGAACAGAAGTTTTATTCTCAAGACCACCCAAGAACCATCGATGCTTATGGCTGATGCGATCATTGAAGAAATGAGAAAAATTGTAAAAGAACAAACTACCCGGTATTTTGACAACAAAAAGAACACCTCTGAAACCGGTGAAGTTCAGAAGAGATTAATTTCTATTTCTGAAATAAAACACAACGCTCAGGTTGAAGCCAGAAAATTGCTGATTCAAGCAACAAGGTCTGCTTCCATTTTAGGAATTGAGTTAATGAGTTGTCCAGACGAAACGATCAGTAAATATATCGAGTCATTAGAAAGAAAGGGGGAATAATCCCCCTTTTATTTCTTTTGCTTTTTCTCTCTGGTCGCTATCAGTATTCCAATAAGTAATACCATTATTACTGCAATAGGCCATAACTGTTGTAATAATTCTAATGCTGTTTCCATAATAATTATATTTGATTAAAATTTTTTAACTTAAGCATAGTAGCAGCATATCCCTTAAAAGTTGCTCCCATATACATTGTACTACCATCTATATAAGTAGAAATTGCTGCTCCAACATGATCATAATACCAAGGAGCCCCGGGCCAGTCAACTGGATTTATAAAGGCCGGCCCTTTTGTATTTATAGACCATGTTTCTGTATCTTTATCAAAATCCAACAATATTCCTTCTCTATTTTGATAACCTACTCCTGAACCGAGAGAACCTGCTTGTTGCTGCCCACCAAAAATTCCCATTATATTTACCCCGTCATTGATTATTACCGGCATATCACAGGCATAATCCCACGCAGTTCCATATGGCGCTATAGCACCATGAATAATACTCTGATATTTTGTATAAGGGCCTTCAACATTGGTTGATTTTAGAGCTTGAATTTCTCGTTTCGTAAATCCAGAGCTCGTATCCATTATGAGAATATGATAATAATCTCCTATTTTTGCCAACCCTCCAGGTGCTGATACGCCTGTTGCTGAAATTATTGGTCCAAACGAAAAATTTGAAACATCATTATCAAAACACATTATTCTTGCTCCTAAGTTAGTTCCGAGCAAACAACATATGCTATTATCTACCATTACGTAGCTTCCTGCCGCATAAATACTTGTAGGACCTCCAGGAACTTCTGACGCCATTAAAACTGGTTGTTGATTATTTGATACATCCCAAGTTTGCCAATCAGAAGAAGTTGCCAATCCCATGCTATTAACTGCTCCGTTGTTTCCAAAAAATAACCATCTTTTTACACCATCTTTAGGAGGAAGAATAGTCCCTCCACCGGTTTCTGAACTCATCCATGATATACCACCATTAGCAGGTATAGAAGGGCTTGATGATTGATTTCCTGAAAATTCCCAGTTTAAATATGGATTTAATAATGCTATTCTTGTTCCTACTGAAAAACCAGATACACTCGTTAATGTAACTGTTTTAGCTACATCATTTATGCTTGTACATAATACTGCAGTGCCGTTAACTGACGTGTTTTTAACTATCCATGTATTTGTTTCATAAAATTTCGAATAGGAAGGAAGATTAGGAACAGTTAAAGTGTTTCCGTCAATAGCAGATACATAAAGATCTGTAGAACCTGCATCTCCGACAGTGTTATCCATTTCTTGATTACGAATAACAGTCAAATCAAATGTAAGTTCATAAGTAGGTTCTTCACCTCCAAAAGAAACAAGCTTATTAGAAAATCTTAATAATTTTCCATTATGTCGTAATAACCCCATAAATAGTTTTTATTTTGCTGGTGGAGTTTCTTCGGTTGCTGTTTCTTCTCCTCCTAATTCGCCACCTTCTTCTTCTCCACCTAATCCGCCAAGTTCTTCAGTACCTCCAAGACCACCAAGTTCTCCTGCTCCGGCTTCAGCACCACCTAATCCACCAAATTCACCGCCGCCTAATCCTCCAGCACCACCAAATCCACCTGCACCACCTTCCATTCCACCACCAGCAGCAGTTCCTCTAGCAGCAGCTATACGTGCATAAGCAGCAGCAAGTTTACGTACTTCATCTCTACGTTCTTTCTTATATTTTTCATTGAGTTTAATATCCATATCAGTTAATGACATGTACTTCTCAACTAAGAACTTAGCATCAAAATAGTTTTCTTCACCGGGACTTCCGTCTGGCATTACAGTAGGTTGTTTGATGTTCATAAGGGTTGTAACTGTATTTGCAGCCTTTTCAGCAAGGTCTCTTTCCTTAGCTTCAGCAAATAAGTTTTCATCAACATAATCAAGACCAACTGCAGCTCTTAAAGATTCATCCTTTGCAAATTCAGGATGTTTTAAACAGAATTGTAACCATGCTGGTTTTAAAACTATTTCTTGTAAAATAGATCTAATTCTTGTAATGAAGTTTTCAAATCTTAATTCTTCTCTAGCAATACCTTCGGCATTGGCACTCCAGGTGCCTACTGGGCCGTTTGCAGGATCATTTGAGAAACGAGATGATGGAACCTTTGTCTCAATAATAAATCTTTGCCAGAAATACTTTAATGCATCGATATTTGAAAGGTCATAACCAGTTGGTTGGAAACCATCAATTTCAGTTTGCTGTCCATCTCTTGATGGAATAACAAATGTTTTTGCAAATGGGAACTGAACTTGTCCATTGTAATTAACTTCTCCTGATTGATCATCAATCGAGAGTTCTTCTTTATACATACCACGAAGTTCGGAAAGTCTTGTACGTGCTTTTGCTTCTGATTGAGTTCCAATCGGCACGATTATTTTAACACGCATCTGAGCGTTCCATACGTTCCAAATAATACGTGAATTTTCAAGAGTTCTTAACATATTGAATGAACGAACTAAACGTTCAACATATGAAAGTCTTGAAATGAAATTACCACGTGCCCATGAAATATAAATTAAGTTGGAATCTAATAATTCTCTTTGACGTTGTGAATCACCACGATACTGAATCCAAACACGATATTCTTTTCCATCTGTATCTTTTCTTATTTCTGGTTCAAGAGAAACAGGATCTAATTCTTTAAAACCAATAACATTCTTTGCATCATCTGTTCCTTCGCCATCATAAATAACTTCGAATGCTAAGAAACCGTCAATTAAGAATTTTTTGCAATAATGCCATGCATCATGTCCTTTGTTGAAACCAAAGGCAAAGTATATTTTCTTATAAGATTCGTTTAAATCGTCAATAATTTCTTTTGCTTTTTCTTGTTTTAAAACAGATTTCAATTCTCTGGTTGCTGGGTAAGCAAAATAGTTTTGATCGTCAAAAATAATTGTTTCATCAGAGATTACTTCAAGAACGTGTTCGATTTCTCCATTCATTGCAAATTTACGTAGAAAATCTCTACGTGTAGGGTACTCTTTATCATAAAATGCAATGAATTCTTTTTGACCAACGTCGAGCCCCATGTATTGACCCTGTTGATAATAGAGGCCATACATTGAATCCATTTGGGCCTCAGCAATACCTATAGATTTTGATTGCTGAAGAAGTTCGTGATCCCATTTCATCCCTAAGGATGCAAGGTAACGAATATTACGTTGTATTCTTGAAACTAAACCTGCTCCTTTGTTATCGAGCGAACGCAAGGTAAATCCTGCCATGAGCTATATACTTTTTCTTTATATATTTATATTGGTTTAGTGGAACTTAGTTTTTCTAAATATATAAAATAAAATCTTGTCATGATATTGGTTTGTGAATCCTTACCACAATTCAAATTATTAGAAAATATTGAGCAAGCGCAAGAATTATTTGCTCAAAATGATATTTCCACAAATGATCCTGAATATAAAGAATTTTTTGAATTAATCAAAAATGATCCAGATTATGCAGGTAAATTTGCACAATGGGTTTTTCAGGGAATTAATTTCAATGATTTGAAACAGACATTTAATGTACAAAAAGAAAAGAATTTAAAATTAGATAAAGATATTAATAATTTTCAAAGTTTTAGAGAATATCAATTTCAAGTGCAAAAGAAACACAGAGAAAAAAACACGATTGAAGAAAAACCTCCTCAGAATATAGTTTCTCCAGATACTAAATTAAAACAAGAGCCTCCTAGAACTCTTGATATTTATGCTCAACAAGATGATAATAATTATTCAGACGATGATATGAATTCAAGAATGTTCTCAGTTGATGAGAAATCATTAGGAATAAAAAGATTAGAAAAAGGTTTTTATTGTTTAACAGATTTATATCAAACAGATGATTTAAAAAAGCCGGGTCAAGGTCTTTATATTTGGACTGAAATTAAATATCTCAAAGAAGATCCTAAAAAAGGAAATATTCCTCTAAAATTTGGTCAATATGGATCTCAAGGAGAAGCCAAAACTCCCCTTCAAACTATAAAAAGTTATAGAGGGGTTACAATGGATGGGACTGTTATCATTTATGCTAAACGATTAGATGAATATTTATCGTCAGAATCCAACAAAGGATTTAAACACGCCTATGATGCAGAACATGCTGTTCAAAAGAAGATTAGAGAAAAAGGAGGTTTTCGAGGAACTGTAGGCAAAAGTACTGAAGTTTTTGGAGGTGTTTCATTTGAAAAATTAAAAGAAATTATCAGCGGTGTTTTATATGATTCCGAAAAACCAAAATCATACGACATGCGTCCTGAACAAAAGGAAGCACATGATAAGATAGTTAATTATTTTGAAAAAGGAGGAAAAGAATTCTTATTAGCTGCAAAAATGAGATTTGGAAAAAATTTCACCTTATTAAATGTGGCTAAAACAATGGGAATGAAAAATATTTTAGTTCTTACTTATAAACCTCATGTATTTGATTCTCTTGAACAAGATATAAAAGGTCATGTCAATTTTGATGGATGGAAAATCGTTGATTTTAAAAAGGAAAGAAACTTAGAAGAATCAAAAGAAGCTCCAACAGTATTTATGTCATCAGCTCAATTAGCATTACACGAAAATGAAAATATAAATATTTTTGGATATGAAGAGGAAGAAGGAATAGAAACAGAGGTCATTCAAGATATGGCTAGAAATATTCGAAAATTAGCCAAAATTAATTTCGATATGGTTATTGCTGATGAATATCATTATGGAGGCAGTACATTTAGATTTAAGAAATTATTAGAAGCGTTAAAATATAAATACATGGTGTATGTTTTGGGATCTTCTATGAAAGATATTGCCATGGGAAGATTTGATGATGATCAAATATATTCTTGGTCTTACATCGACGAACAACAAAAGAAAAGAGAAGAAAAAGATAAAGGATATGGAACACACTTACAAATGCCAACTATGCATTTTCATTTAATGGAAATAAGTGAAGAGGCAAAAAGTCGAGCATCTTTTTATACTCCTGAAGAAGGATTTACAATGCGAAAAATGTTAGCTACTGAAGGAGGAAAATTAAAAGATGAAGGTTCCATGGAAATTCTGTTGCGTCAAATTGCAGGTGAAGGAGTACATAAAACGATGTCACCATATCGAAGTGTCGCAAATTTAGATCATACTTTCTGGGTATTAGATAAAGATGTAAAGGGAATTAAGGCAATGGCCAAATTAATGGAAAAAATGCCCGAATATGAGGATTATATTATAATTCCAGCTACATCAAATGTTGTTACAAATATTAAAGATGTCCAAGAAAAAATAAATAAAGCCAAAAATGAAGGACAAAGAACAATAACTTTATCATGTTATAGATTTAAAGAAGGGGTAACTGTTCCTGAGTGGAACGGAGTTTTAATGTTAGATAGTGGAAAATCAATTGAAGAATATCTGCAAGCTATATTTAGATGTCAAAATCCTGATGTTCAAAATAATAAACAAGAATGTCATGTTTTTGATTTTAATCCACAAAGATGTTTATCAATGGTTTATGAATCATGTGAAAACATGGACAAAACTGGATCTAAAAAATTAAGCGAAACTATAACAGAATTTTTGGATTATGCTCCAATCTTAGATCATAGAGATAATAAATTAACTGAAGTTAATTTTGATAATGTTATTGAGAACTTTAGAGTTTATGGATCCTTCTCTGAAAAATTTGCTAATATTAAGAATTTTAATCCTGAAAAAATTGATGACGATGTTATTGGCTCATTACTTGGATTAATAGTTGGAAAAAGAGGAAAAGAAATAGAATTAAATGATCAGGAAATTGAATTGGGTAAAAATATAAAGAGGTCATTTAAAACAGCTGCCAAATCTACAGATGCTAATGTAGATTTAACAAAAGGAGACCGAAATTTAATTAAAAAAACAATTGAAAAAATTTCAGGAGTATTATCTGCTATTCCATTATTCTTATTTAATAGTGCTGCTGAAGAAGAAACTATTGACGATATAATTTATACGGACTCGCCGGATTTATTTGAAGAAACTACAGGGATAAATGTAGATACTCTTAAAATGTGGGTTGATAAAGGATTAATAAACAAAGTTTTAATCAACAGAAATATAAAATATTTTTTAGATGAAGAAAGAGATATTTTAAGAAATGCAAGTTTAGAAAAGGTTGATGAGTTTGTTAATCAACATTTTGCTATTCGTGCGGCAGAAGGAAGTACGCCTGGTAAACTTGTTAATGAAATGTTAGATAAACTTCCAAAAGATACATGGACTGATCCAAAAAAAACTTTTTGTGACCCTTGTATGGGTACAGGTAAATATATTTTAGGAATAAAAGAACGATTAATGGAAGGATTAAAGAATTCAATTCCAAATGAAAAAGAAAGAGAGAAACATATAATAGAAGAAATGATATGGGGAGTAGATATTGCAAGAGGTAAAACTTCTATAGCCAAAAAGCTTATAAATAATAAGGGATATAAAGATAATTTATTAAATAAAGATAGTTTAAATTTAGATTGGAATAAAATGCCAAAATTCGATGTTGTTGTAGGAAATCCGCCATTCCAAAAAGAAGTTAAACGAGAAAAAGGTACTAATGTTTCTAATGCAGGAGCAAAAATATGGCATTATTTTGTTGAAATTGGATTTTCTATTTTAAATAAAAATGGAATAATAGCTTTTATAACTCCAGATTTATGGAGAACCGGTCCTAAAAAAACAATTAAAGAAGCGCAAGAATTAATTTGGAATAATAATATAATATTTTTTGATTCGGCTAATAATTTTTTTGATGTCGGAGGAATTGTTAATATTGATTATTGGATTGTTTCTAAAAATTTTAATTTGGATGGGGTTACAATAGATCCTATATTTAAAAAGAACAAATTTTTACCAATATCAAAAAATTCTCAAATTAAACAATTTTACAAAGATATTGAAAAAAACGATAATTTTGAAATGAATGTTAAATCAAATTCTCATTATCCAAATGAAATAAGAAAAAGTGAAAAGGGAGATGAAAATAGAAAATTTCCTCATGTTAGTACAATCACACAATATATGAAAAATTTATATGATTGGTATGAATATAAAACTGAAGGATTTGATCATCCTAAGGTTATAACATCAACAACCATCTCAAAAAATTTAAATTCGTTTTATGATCCTGGAAAAGTAGGAACGGGTCATAGTTCTGTTGGATATTTAGTTAAAGACAAAAATGAGGGGGATCAATTAGTTAATTTTTTAAATAATAGTAAGATTATTAAAATGATTGAAAAGGAAACACAAAATGAAAAGGGATTTACTGGATTTCCTTTACAACTAATTAAAAGAATTCCTAAATCTTGGGTTGAACGTTTTAATGATGGAGAAGATCTATGATAGATCATCTAATACAGGGTGATAGTTTAGAATTAAATTGGAATAGTATGCCAAAATTTGATGTTGTTGTAGGGAACCCGCCATTTCAACCACCTTCTAAGCGAGAAGGACAATCCGGCGCTAAATTATGGCACAAGTTTATCTTTTTAAGTTTTAAAATAACAAAAGATAACGGATTGATTTCTCTTATAACTCCAGCCCATTGGAGACTTGGAAATTTTTCAAAAAGCGTGGTAGAAAATGTTCAAAGTATAATGTGGGAAAATCATATTGTATCTATAAAAGATGTAACAAAGGAGTTTGAGGGGGTTGCTGGTTTTATGCAAATAGATTCATGGTTAATACATAAAGGTAAACCAAATACTATGGATAAAATTTTTAATCGTTATAAATTTTTTCCCATAAAAACGGATAAAGATTTAATTAAAAAATATTTCGAAGATTTATCAACTTCTTCAAATGATTATATTTTAAATATAAAATCAAATGATAGTAGAAAATTTAATTGTTTAAGAAAAACAAAAGAAGGAGATAATGATCATCCATATCAGCATGTCAATACAATAGCTCAGTACAAACAAGGATTTTTTGATTGGTATGATGTAAAAACATTTGGAATTAATGATAAAAAGGTCATAATAAGTAACAGTGTTAGTTTAAATACACCTGGAAATTATTTGAGTTTTTATGATGAAGGAAAATATGGTTGCGGTCATAATTCTTCTGGATTTATAGTTAACAATAAAGAGGAAGGTAAAAATCTTGAAAATTTTTTAAACAATTCAAAAATTATTAAAATGTTTATAATTGAATATAATGAAAATGGTTATCATGTTCCTCTTTCAATTTTTAAAAAGATTCCTAAATCTTGGGTTGAACGTTTTAATGATGGAGAAGATCTATGATAGAACAAAAACGTAAAGCCCGCCGCAAACAAACAGCCGAAGACTTCACTCCTCTTCCATTAGTTAATGAAATGCTTGACAAACTTCCACAAGAAGTTTGGTCCGATCCATCTAAAACTTTTTGTGATAACTCAGCTGGCAATGGCAACTTTTTAGTTGAAGTCTTACGTCGTAAACTTTCCAACAACCATCCACCACTTCAAGCTCTATCCACAATTTATGGTGTAGAACTAATGGCTGATAATGTTGAAGAAATGAAGGAGAGGCTCTTAGAGTTGATCCCAAAGGACTATCATAAAGAGGCAAAGAATATATTAGACAAGAACATCATATGCCATAATGCCCTCACATGGGATTTTATTAACTGGCGCTCCACTGAGAAAAAAAATAAAGCCCTATATTAAGGGCTTTATCTTTGTTATTGAATCCGGTTTATTTTAATCTCCAGATTCGTACTCCAGTAATTCCTTTTCGCTCTGTTCGTGTGCTGAATACTTTGATTGAAGGTTCGTATTTACGAAAATTATACGCACAAGACATTAGCCTTGCCTGAGTGCTTGTTAAATCATTTGGTAAAGCAGGAACAAAAAATGAGTCATTAACCTTCATTTTTCGAAAATTCTTTCTCCATTCTTCGTTGATGTTTTCAACTTTGGGTTTTTTAGCTGTTTTAGCTGCCGGAATCGGAATTCCGGATTCAATTGGAAATTTATTCATGTTATTTATGTTTAAAGTGTTTACAAGTACGGGTGTTGGCCAATTAACAGAAATTTTTGATATGTTGTTTATGTTACTTCTATTTCTATTCATGACCGCCATGTATTTAGCAAGCCCCTGAAGACCACCAGTAATAGGATAGTTCGTTGTTCTCCCATTTTTTATGTATGTAACGTCGATACTTGTTACATCATTAGGAATTCCCTCAAAAATATTTACATTTCGATCAGGGAAATGGTAAAAGTAAAAAGTTTTTGTCATGTCGTAAATGTTTAAGATGTAAAAGTAAAATTAATACTTAAATTTCAAAATCATACCAAAAATACTGTTAAAATTCTGTTAAAATTTTAGTGTGTTTCTAAGAATTTAATAATTGTTTCTACTTGTCCAACTTTTGTGATATAAAAATGAGTCCCGCTTCTTATATTTTCAATTTCTGGGATTCTTCTTGTTGGAGTCATGTTTAATAAGACAATCTTTACCTCATATTTTTTTCCATCAATTTGCACATTAGCTTTTGATGAGGAATAATACATGCGAGTTCTTTTAATGTTAAGATAACCATTACCTCTTGAATACTGAGGGTATCTTTTTTTCAATAAACGATCAACTCGCTGCTTTAACTCTAGATATTCTTCAGGAAATTCTTCTTTATAATGCTGAAGATAAGTTACTTCAATTTCTTTCGTAATGTATTGACCCTTAACATCATTAAGGAATTCTTCCTTTGATTTAGGTTTTAATAATGTCCTAATATTCTGTTTGAACTCATCTTCCATGAAGCTAATATAATAAAAATTTCTTAAAACTATTCTAAATGTCAAAGTTTTTTATTATATTTGTACTATGATAGTAGAGTCAATGACATATGAAGAAAAGATTCGGGAACTTTCAAAAGACCTTCCCAATTATGAAACATATGTCAATGATTTTATGAAAAAACTGGTTCTTAAATTAAACAAAAAGAAGATCGGTTTTTGTAATGAATGGATAGTTTGGACATCTCCTCGAAATAATAAATGGGTGTTTAAAGTTCGTATAAAAAGAGATCGATACGTAAGGCATCTCTATAATACAGAATATCCTAACTGTTTCGTATATTTTGTTCATAAAAGAGGTATTGACTTTTTCTCACAATTAGCATTGACAGGAAAAGAAAATGGAAAAGAAGATTTATATGATATGTGGGGAATTTGGACAAAACACTTCTTTGAAAGATATAATGAAAGATACTTGCAGACTGATTTCTCTTCTATTATTGATGTAGCTAAGATTTATTTTAGTGAAGTGCAAACAAGAAAATTCAGTCAATGGAAACAAGAAAATACAGAGACAGAAATTATTACCAATATGGAGGCGGCTATTGAGAGTGGAATTGAATTAGGACAAGTAGTACAAAATATTTCAACTAATTTCATGTATATTTTAACAAAAACATTTGTGACTAAAGAAATGTTATTTGAAAATCAACAAAAAGCATGGGAGGAAGCAATTAATAGGCATGAAGACGATAGCAGATCTAACTCCTGAACAAGGAATCGAAATTGCAAATCTTTGCTATGGTAGTAAAATTAAATCAGCGTTTACTTATCGATTTAATTCTCTTGACCCACATATCTATGAAGATGCAAGAGAATTTGTTCATGTGGGATTTATGGCCCCAATATTTGCTGATAAAATATTAGCTTGTTATATTGAAATTTCCCCTAATCTCGATTGTTTTTTATATTATTGTAAAGCTGAATCTCCTGATTCACCAACAGTTGCTTATTTACTCGGAACTTGTAACCAGAAAAAAATTCAAGACAAGTTTAGAGAATGGGAGATTATGCCAAGTGATAAAAACCAAAGAGTTACTTTAAGAAAAAATGACCCAGAAAGAAAATTAAGATACCCTCAAAGATGATATTGGCACCAAAAAATAAAGAAGAAATTATTAATCTTTTAGGTTCATTAACAGAAAAGGAAAAAAATAATATGGTATTGATGGCCGCACGTACACATCAATATATTTCACTACAACTTTTAATTGAACACATTCCATTTTTAAATATAAATTGCCGCGATTCAGGCCGTACAACAGCTCTAATGTTAGCTTGTATTAAAGGAAATATAGGGATTGTTCGATTATTAATAGAAAATGGCGCTAAAGTAAACTTGAAAAATACGTTTGGAACCACTGCATTAATGCAAGCTTCTTTTTATGGCAATAGAGAAATCGTTGAGTGTTTAATAGAACACGGGGCTAAAAAAGAACTCAAAGACAGAAGCAACGAAACCGCTTTAAATTATTGTCAGAGAGGATCAACAAGAGGAATAAAATGGAAAGATAAAGAATACAAACAGATATTAACAATACTTAGATTTGAATATTTAAAAGATTAAATATGGATTACGAAATTGAAAATCAACCAATGATTTGTGGCCAATCAGAAGCTGCATCAAGAAAGTACAAAAAGATACAGGGAAAAAGCAGATATTGGTATGTTGCCATTCAGGAAAATGAAGCCGACAACATTTATGTAACTCCTGACGTAAGAGAAACGAAACCTGGATATAAAGGTTTTCAGGGATTTGGTGGTGCCACTATTCCATTCGAATTAGAAGATGGAACAGTTGATCAAGTTCAAGGTCCTTGGCATTCTAATTCAACCGCATTATTTATGGACACCGGATACGACATTCGTGATAAACACTTAACATTCGGTGTTATTGCCAGGGATTGCGGCCAAAATCCTAAAAATCCTTATGGACAAGGTATTATGATAGATGTCATCTGGATGGATGAAAAACCAACTGTAGGTAAGTTTGAACGCGTTACCGAAATTGCCCAGGATATTGCCAACAAAGAAGGCAAACCTGTTATATGTTATTCAAGAAGTACTGGGGGTTCTTCAAGAGGACCTGTAAAGCCTCTTTGGGTGGAAAATATTTAAAAAATGTTAAAATAATTTTATTGTCTCGCTAATTTTTGTTATATTAGCACTAAGATTTACACACACATGGAGACAATAATTGAAAAAATCAAAAAAATTAAAGAGCTTGCTGACCGCGGCTATCAAGGAGAAGCTATTGCAGCGAAGCATAAACTTGAGTTGCTACTCGCAAAGTATAATCTTTCAATTCATGATATTGAAGACAATGAGTTGAAAATGCGCCATATAAAATATAAAGGTGCATGGAACAAGAAATTAGTTCTTCAGACTGTTGCTTCATGTACCGAAAGAGAACTTTCATTTTATCGCAATTCATATTATCCTGGTCACATACTTGTTGAGTTATCAGACCTTGAATATGTTGAGGTTCTGAATAAACTTGACTTCCATCGTAAACAGTTCGAAAAAGAAAAAAGAAAAGCCGAAAAAGCTTTCTTTACTGCTTACATACATCAGCATGAATTGTTTGGAAATGGTGGTGGAAAAGGTGGAAAAAAACTTACCCTTGAAGAAATGATGGCCATTTGGGGTATGATGGAAAATCTTGAAAAGGTATCATATCATAAATCTCTTCCTAAGTAATGGAAAGGGTTGTAACGGCAAAATTATTTACTCAAAAATGATCGTTGGTTGAACTGGTCCTTATAGTGTTCTTTAAATCTCGCATTAAAGCTTCTAAAGTATTTTTCCACAATAGATTCCATTGTATTTAGATCGTCGTCAGAAACACTTTCTTGTTCTCCTTTGCATAAAAGAGCATACCACCCATTCATTCTTCCAGTAAATGACCAATCATCAATGTACCAATCTTCATGTACTCCAATGTTTTCGTTGATTTCATCAAAACACTCTTGTCCTAATTTATTTGTAATGCTGCCAAAGTGAGCTTCTGTTTCAGCAGCTTTATCAGGGATTCCTCGATAATCAGGATTTTTTACATTAAATTCTATCGTAAAATCAGCGTTAAATTCATTTGCATGACGATTAATGACTGGTTCTCGCCATTCATTCAATACTTGATCTAATGATTCATAAACTATCATTTTTTCTTTTGCTCTTTTTTTAAGGATGTTAATAAATCTATTGCATCAATTAGACTCATTGTGGTTCCTATTTTAGATTTTGTAATATAAAAATCTATTTCTGATTCCAAATTATACAATGCATTAATAACTTTATCAACTTTTTCTTTTGTCCAAGCTTCACCAATTAATCGTTCTTCTCCATAATCCGGTTCTGTCATATAAAGTTTCCAATTAAATAATTGAAGTGTTTGATCTTGTTTATTTATGCGAGCATCTATTCCAAATTCTTTTAATTGTTTATATGTTTCCTGTAAATCAGAATAAGGAAGATTGTACTTCTTTTTAAATGCAGAAGAAATTTCTTTTTCAGATTTTGGTTTAAATAAATTGGTTGCTTTAGCTCTCATCTAGGCACCTTTATTTTATTTATTTCGTTCTATAATATAACTTATGCATTTGGCTTTGATTCATCCCCCTGAATGCCTCCTTAGGCTCCAGGAAGGGAATATAAAGCCACTCGTTATATTCTACCATCCTTAGTCTTCTAACCTTTTCAATCTTATAAGAACGATAACCATAATTAAAGTTTGCACCATGGCGTTGATTGAATAATTTAAGCATGTTTTGTCCTTTTCCTGACTTAACATACTCAATGAATCTTTTATTAAGAGCTAATTTATTATTTTGTGCAAGGGTTTCTGCTTCTCTTTTAAAGAAGTCGTCAAATACATCATAGAATGAATCCAGAAATCTCAATCGTATTTCACTTGGGAGCATATTCATGTTTATACCCTTAAATGATTTAGGTTCATTATTCATGCAAAATACAAGGGGAACTACATCTATGAAATCTTTTTGGCCAACCCTCAACATTATTTGATCAGGTTCTCCATAAAGAAATGTGTAAATCATTCCAGGAATTGGATAGCCCCCATTACGAGATATGATTATACTTTCCTGATCAGTGGATTCAATTTCAGTAAGCTTCTTTTCACCCCTTAGATTTTGCTCAATATACTTTTGGTACAACTCGTAATGAGCTATATCTTTAATGTTGTTTACATTTTTGAGAAAATCGTATTCTTCACTAGGTCTAAGCATTTGGTTTAGGAAGATATTTTGAAAATTTGTGGCTGTATTTATCTTCTCTTGTGTAAAGAGCTCCATATCCTGAGCTGATAGATGAAGCCATTATATCTGCATCAGTAAATGCAATTGGTTCTCCTTTCCAAACATAAACAAGATAATCTTTGGTTCTTAAGAATGATGCAATGGTTGGAGTTACATTATAGGTACGTTTCTTTCCTTTGTATTCAAATTCGTCTGTATCTCCATGATAAAAGGCAATTTTTTTACCTTCAAAAGCCTTTTTCATTTCTTCTTCAGACTTTGCTTTTAATACGTCTTCAACAGATTCATTAACAAGCATCAAATTAAATTATTTTTGTTTTGCTCTTCTCTCTCTTATGGTAACTAGAATGATTAGAAGTGCAACAGCTGCTAAAAATAAAATACCGGCCATATTAACAATTTTTTACTATTTTATCGAGTACATTATCCACAAAGTTTCTCATGTCTTCAATTTTCATTTTGTCGACACTATCTTGTGGTGAATGTGAATGCCAAAGAACACCCATATCAGGTTTTCCTTGTTCATCTACGTCAACTGTAGTCAATACGCAAGAGTCAAATCCATTCGCTCGAAATATCATTGCATCATTAAACGGAGTGCTGATTCGAATACATCCAGGAAATTGTTTCTCAATGCAGGCTCCAAGCTTTGTATCAGCATTATCAATAAAGAAAGATTTTCCAACTCCTGTCAATTCTAGATTAAAAATCCATTTTACAGGAATGTTATTAGCTTTCAAATATCTTGAAGCAAACTGTGAACCTGAACCACCATAAGGGGGTTCTTCTCCGTCAAGAATAAGAAGATTTATCGATGGGTTCTTTTGTTTGTAGGCAATCATGTTTATGATTGAAGCACTATCATCATTCGCATTATCTGCACGAATATCTATGATGTCATAGTGTGCCGATAGGAATTTATCGGAGTTGCCGAATGCGTAGATGTTATAGAAATATTTTCTATATCGTTCGCTCTTTGTACGAACAACCTTGTGTTCGATACCCAAGCGGGTAAGAAGGTCTATAAGGAATTTTGCTCTATTAGAAAAGCTTCTCCTATCAGTGTCTCTTACTTTGCAGAAATTGTATAGTTCGTTGTAAATCATATGCAAATATAACAATTATTTTGATATTTAAAAATTAATGCTCAGTATCTGGGCCATAAAGTATGAATTTTAATAATAATCTTAAATCCACATCGCTATTCAATTCATATCCATGATTCGTTAACTAACATCATTTTAAACGTTGTTGATATTTAGTTTTTTCATTATCATAATCAAATCTTCCTCCGATTATTCCATAATGAATAAGAGTGTCCTCTGTAAATACGTAAAATTTAGATCCATTTTTTTCGGCCCAATCTTTTAACGCAGCAAATTTAGCTTCATTAATAAGATATTCTTTCATGAGCATATTATATCGACGAATTTCCTTTAACGGGGCATGTGCTGCAATTTGTTTTGGTTTAGATAATTTGTCCTTTGGTTTTATTTCTATAAACCATTTTTCAGGTCTTTCTCCTCCTTTATCTATTTCTACCCAAAAATCTGTATTGTAGTTCTTTATAACCCAATTTCTTGGATTATTAGGGTCAAGACCAAGTTTACGACATTCTTCTAATTTTGAAACCCTATCATAATATGGAACCTTTATTGGCTCAGACGACCATCTTTTAATAGAAGGAGAAGCATCGCACCATTTGCAGAATGCAAATTCCCATGAACTTCGATAAATTACTAGATTAGGATCGCCAACATATTTGTCTCTATTAGCAACCCTGTAATATCCTTGATGAGTTTGTCCTTTCTTTAAAGATCCATCATCATTGATAACATCTCTTTTCGGCTTATGCCATCTCTTATATGAAGAATTGAAACTCATTTAGTACATTTTTTTCCATGACATCTATTATAAACATTTAGAGGTATTATTTTATTGCATTTTTCACATTGCTTTCTAGAATTTTTAGATCCTAAACTAACATTAATTTTAAATTGATTAGATCTTTTTTGCCCTTTTAATTTTTGTATCATTATTTTTTTAGAATCTTCATTCATTTTTCTCCCTTTGTTCTTTAGGGCATTTCCTCTTTTATAATTTTCTTTTGATTTTTCTGAACGTTTTTTTCCTCTTTGACTATCTCCTATTTTTTTCTTCGTTTCTTGTGAAAAACCAATGTCTTGATGCCATTTTTTAATTGCTATGGATAGTTGTTCTTTATGATGTTCTGATAAACGATTATTTTTTATATTTGTTCCGCCAACTATCGAAATGTTATATCCATTAGGTACAACGGTATTATATCTTTCAATATATATTGATTGGCAATTAAAGGCTTCTTCTTTTGTTTTAAAATGTTCTAAAATTTTTCGACTAAAATTTTGTTTACCATATTTTTTAACAGCATTAATAAAATATTTGCCACTTCCTAAATATCCATCATTTAGATCATTAGTCGAATGATCGCCAATGTATTGTTTGCCATTAACTAAATTAGTTGTTACATAAACAAAATTATAATCTTTCATTAGTTTTATTTATATATTCTAATGAACCTTATAAAAACTGGTAATTTTTAACGCATTTTTAACATACATTATCTAAATAAAATATTATATTTGCTTCGTTGCAATGCAAAGAATCTTTACATGTAGACACTGAAGGTCACCAAAACAAATATAATATTTTATTTAGATAATATTGTTAGGGGCTATTCGGTTGTTTCACCATCAAATTCCTCATCACTATTTTCAGCTTCTTCTTTAGTCGTGTGAGTGATACCATCTTGATGGTGAGGAGGGGCATATAGAGTATACATCTTAAGTGGACCTTGACCTGTGTTCATAATATTATGTTCTGAGCCGGCAGGAATAATTACAGCATCTCCATCTTCTACTTCATATTCTGCATTACTGACAATGCACTTTCCAGTTCCCTCTTCAAATCTAAAGAATTGGTCGTTTTCATGGGTTTCTACGCCAATTTCTTCGCCCTCTTGTAGGGTCATAACTACAAGCTGCATATTTTCTCCTGTATATAAAACACGACGAAAATCTTCATTTTCAAGAGTATCTTCTTCAATATTACTATGAAATCCACTTTTGGATCTTGGTTCAGGTTCACCATCAACTTGAGGATCCTCAACGAACCATTCATTTAAACTTTCTTTAACGAATTTCATATCTATAGGTTTATTTTATATATTTATAAACTATAGATGTTATTATGAGAAACAGAAACCTTTTTGGATTTTGGCATATTGCCATATAATTTTCGCCATCCTTTAGCGAAACCATTTTTAATTATTTGCGTGATATATGCGAATGCATTTGCAGATTTTTCGGGATCATACCCTCTCCAATATTGATAACAATCCATTATAGCAAAAGAGATGCAATCTTCTTTATCTTCTTCATATATGTATGTAAAGTTGGTTGAAAATTTCTTAGCCATTAAAATAAACATGTCCAATGTTTCCTTTGTCAATTCATCTTTTTCTTTGGAAAGTATCAATGCCTCTCTTAAATCCTTATTTTTAACGTGGTGTGTTCCCATAAATTTTAACAATTTTTTAACATTAATAGTCGATTTTTTTATTTAAATTTGAAGTGGTTTTACAAGCTCTCGCACTTCAAATTCACACTTACTATTATTTTATGACAAAAGGCACACCAAGTTTTGGCGCACCATTAGTAAAAGTACATCACATTAAGAGGTGGTAGAATTTATTTTGAAAGTTTGTCGATAGTCTGCTCAAGCTCTGACATCTGAGTCTTTTGCTCTTTAATTTGGTCTGCTTGTAGTTTGAATGTGGAATCAATTTCTGGAATCTTTATTTCCAAAAATTTGGACAAATCAGTATATTGCCCCTTTACTTCAGTTAAATCTTTTCTTATTTGTGGTTTTGTAGAAAAAGCATCAACACCAATGTATACAAATATAGTTAGTATTATTGCAACTATAATGTATGCCTGTGCAGATTTCCATTTTTTTGTTTCCATGCTCATGCGGCTTATTTTATGACTGGAGGGCTATCCAGCTTTTTTACTTGTATTTGAGGGTCTATTGTTGGAGTTGTTATAGCACTATTATTATATGCTTTTGATATTTTTTCAAATGATTCATTTAATAACATTATCTTTTCAATAATGTCATCAGCATTTCTATTTCCCGATTTTAATATCATGTCAAATTTACGATTAGTTGTTTCATTTAATTCTTCAACTAATGCGTGTAAATTTTTTAGATATGTTAAAACTTCTTTATTATAAGCGTCTTGTTCTATTCTAAAGTCTTCGAAATTGTCTATTAATTCATATGTGGCATTTATACCAACTTTCATCTGTTCAATTTCTTTTACGTGATTGTCATCCATCTGTTTAGACATAACAAAGTAGAGCGTTGCCAATAAAACAGCAAACACAAGAACATACTTTAAAACTAACGGGGTCTTTTCCCAGAAACGATTTAAGTTGAATTTTTCTAGAGGTAAAGCCATTTTAAGAAAATTTTTGGTATATATCCCGAAGGATTTATTTTATTTTTACCGTTAAACAGCTAATGTTCTTAATGTGGCTTTTGGAACTGTGTCAACTGCGGGTTCTTCAGATTTTCCTCCTCTAATAATTCTTACTGAGTCAGCATCTCCTAATGCGTTGGTATAATCAATTGCATTTATTTTAACATTAGCGATAGCTTCTCCAGTAGATTCATCTATTTCAACACCTTCGATGTAATTATCTAAGTTAGCAAAATCATTAACATCTTCAAGTATTCTTACTTGTGATTTAGGAAGAAGTGTCAATGATCCTTCAACTAATACATTGATTGGTTTGTCATTTTCGGAATCTTTCCAATCACTATATTTAGTATAGCAGTTATTTAATTTAACTGGGATGTTACCTACATAGATACCACAACGAACAAATTGTTCAAATAAAGCTTTGGTAGTTAAATTCTGAAGAGTTAATTTATCAAATTCATAAGGTGGTTTTTGAGTTTCAACCTTTGCATTTAATACTTTAACATCGCTTGGAGTTACACAACTAGTTGATCCTTGTACTTGAACAAGAACCTTATCACCCATTTGACCAATGATATATCCTTTCTGTTTATCTAAAAGGACTGTATCACCTATTTGGGCCTCATTTAACTTTTTTTTTACGTCTTTTACAGTTTTAGATTCTTTAACTGCCTCTTTTTCCTGAGCTTCTTTAGCTCTTTTTTCGCGTTCAGCCTGCATACGTTTTTCTTCCTCAGCTTTCATAGCTTTTTCAGCTGCACTTTCGGCATCTTCGTGAATCTTTCTTTTAAGGAAGACTTTTTTCTTCTTTTTACCTTCACCAGCTTCTTTGATGAACTTATTTTTCTTCAAGCCTTCACCTTCAGCACTTTCAAGAGGTTCCACTTTTTTCTTTTTCTTTTCTTCATCTTCTTTTTCTTCTTCCTCTTCTTTGTCGTCTTCGGCTTTTAATTCATCTTTTTCTTCATCATCTAGATCAATTTCATCTTCAACTTTGATGTCATCTCCTTCTTCTTCAGCTTCAGCTTCTTGTTCTTCTTTTTCTTCTTCAGCCTCTTCAGCTTCTTCTTCGGTTTCTCCTGAACCTAAATCAATTTCATCTTCAGGAATAGTAGGTGTATCACCAATAAGTTCAGTTTGATCTTGATCAAATGTTACAGCAGATGCTGGTTGATCTGGAAGGTGTTCTGCACCAACCTCTGTTCCGGTTTTTTCGGTTTCTTCATCACCTTTAGGTTTGGCACCATTCACTTCTTGTGGAATTGGAACAGTATATTTTTTTCCATCAACATTAATATCTATAGATATTTCTTCATTAACTTCTGGTCTAAAATATTTCTCAATTCTATTTAAATAATCCTTATATTCGTCTTTAACTGCTTTGAGTTCTTCTTCAAGAGCTTCAACAACTTTAATTGTTACATCTTTCTTATAAGGATTTGAATTGAAATCATTTATCTTCTGAGTTAATTCAGCAATGTAAGTATTATATTCTTCCTTTGTTTCCTTAATTTGTTCATTGATTTTTTCTTCATCAGGAAGTAATCCTTGATAAAGAGAAGTAACGTCAAATCTTAAATGTTCCATCATAATTCCTCTTGCTTGAATTGGATTTACATTACGATAGAATGTAGATTTGCCTAATTCAGGATTATGAGTTGTAATGAACACATTATCTCTCAACTTAAATATATCAGCTGAATGATTAACATCTTCTTTTAAGAATACTCTCTTAACAAAATCTATTTCAGCAATTTCAGCGAAATTGCTTCTTAAAAATTCAACTAACTGGAAGAAACCAGTATTTCCTGCCCATGAAGATATTGAAGCTGCATTCTGGAATTCTTCATTAGTCATAGGTTTATCATTAACATGAACACCATTTTCAGTAATGAATGCTTTATCTTTTCCAAGATAAACAGAAACTCCATCTCTTTCAACAACAACATTTGGTTGTGCTAAAGCTTCACAAAGTGTTTTGAATTCTTCATCAAGTTTCATAACATCAACATTTGAAAGTCTGCTAACGTTATTTCCCTTTTTAACATAGTACACTTTATTGACAGCAAAAACAGCTTCATTTTCTCCAATATAAAGAACTGGAGAATACACCTTGTTTATATCACATTGTGCATTTGCATACTCTAACTGAAGATCAGTAGCATCCATTGTAATTATGCTGGCGATATCACGAACAAATGGATCATAGGTGAACTTCATTAAAGTTTCAGATAACTGATGTCTGGTTTGCATGTTTTTATTTGATAGATAATTATCAACGACATCAGCAATAAGAGGAACTAAATAATTACTTCGTGATTCTTTCATTGTTTCAAGAATCTTGATAATATCAACATCATTTTTATAAAGATCTACACGATCTTTAACTGCTTTAATAGCATTGCCTACAGTTGGAAAATATCCAAATGGGCTTAAAGCAGTAATGAACTGTTCATATAAACGAGATTCATGAACCCCTTTATCAAGAGCATCTTTAAATTGTTCAAGAACTGTTTTTAACTCTTTGCTTTCATTCAAAGAATTAACTGCTTCGCGAATTCCAAGATTTTTGATCGTGAAAAGTCTCTTTTGAACATCTAACCATTCTTTAACTCCTTCGACTTTTGTATGTTTGGAGAGTCCTTCAAATAAGTTAGTAATAGCAACCCTTTCAATTTCGAATCTTGCCTCTGGTGTAACACCATTGTAAATGGTTGAACTAATTGCTGCAATAGCACTTTCGCAAAGATTCTTTACCTCGTCTGAATTGGTTTTGCTCTTTAATTGATTAATTTTTTCTATCATCGCCAATTAATTTATTTGATATAATATAGGTGTATTTTTTCTATATATTTATGATTTTTGCCTCGTTTTAGACAATTTTTATGTTATTAGCTATTCCAAATGTTGTCCCATCATTAGTATTGGTTATGTATATGTCAATATGTTTGAAATCTATAGGTTCTGGGAAATAAACTAATGTACTTGGGTCTACAGAAATTGATGTTAATGTATTGTATTGGATATTGCCCCATATAGCTCCATCAGGACTGTATGAAATTTCATTATGTCGATCTCTCATTTCCAATTGTAAATTTATTGATGTATCTCCATTAACTGATGTAAAATATCCTTCATCAATAATTTCAAAAGAAGTAGATGAAATTTGTCTCGTAACTAAATCCGGAATAATTTTGACAATAGGTACTTTTGTAACCTTAATGTCATTGGTTTCTTCCCATATAATATGAGGCTCTTTAAAATCAGTAAATGTATCTGGAATGTTCCAAACATAATATTCGTGATTTGGAACGGCTAATTCAATATCATAAAATTCATTTTGCCCATAATAAGCCCATTGAAGATTTACTTTGTTAATTATTTTTCCTCTATCATTAAATACCCATTCAACCCACACAGGAGTGCCTTTTGGAATAGTGGCGCCTTCTCGCGGTGTCACAATTTGAAATTGAGATCCTAAATATAAATTATTTGATGGAGTAATTGTATTGATATTATTTTTTTCTGGAACTGGATATAAATTGTATGAAAATCCTTTTATTCTAGAGGTTGTTTTCATTTCAGTTGTAGGATCAAATACAGGCTGATATGTTTCAATTTCTAATTGAAAATTTACTTTGATTGGATTGTTTGGTTCAAAAGAATATTGGATATTTTTTTCAAGAGTTATATCTTCAGGAAATCCAACAGTACTTCCAATTCTTAATCCTCTAAAATAAACATAATAAGTAACGGTTTTATAGAATACTTCTCTAATAGCTTGTTCTATTTTAAGAGCGGTTATTTGACGATCACACCATATTTCGCAATCAATTCTTACACTCAAAGGTATTGAATATAAATAAGATACATATGATTCTAATTGTCCATCAACTTCTTTTACATAACGACCTTGAACATAACGAGAAGTTATACGTTGAGCTACTATGCTTGATCCTGTGTATGTTATAACTCCACGAGGAATTACATCAAAATTTCCATCTACTGGCCTTGGTGGCATACACTCAGCGTAGTGTGTATAGAAATCTTGATTGAATCGTTCATCGCCAGATTGATTATAGAACCAAGGAACTTGAACAGTTTCAATATCATCGTCTGCCCATGCTTGTTCATACTTGATTTGATTGTTCAAAATATCAAGTAATCCAGCTAGAACTGCACGTATTAGAATATTCTCATTATTATATTTGTGGTATAAACTCATTTTATTTTAATTTTTTAAAAAATGATTTTAATTTTTTAAGGCCTTTATCCAATTCATTTATTGATTGTTGCAATTCATCAACTTCTTTTTCAATATCTTTTATAAAACTTTTAATATTTTTGGTATCTTCCATTATATGATAGTGTCCATATTCTATAACATCATCAAAACTTACATTAAATGTTTTTCCAGATAAAACAGATTTTACTTTCAAATTATTTCTATCTGCGCCAATAACATAAACTAAAGATTCATCGATACCCTTTGTTGTCATATCATTAAAATCAGATTCCCATACGATGTCTCCTGAACCATTTTGTAAAAGATCTTTTAATAAAGTTTTATTTTCATCATCTAAGGCTTCAATAATTTCTTGTTTTTTATTATCGCCTTTTGATTTTATAATTTTATGTTTTCTTAAAAATTTATTAATATCTTGTTGATCATATTTACTTTTAACATTTGAAACTTTAAATCCAGCATCCATAAGCAATTTTGCTATTTGTATTTTTTCTGATTCAGATAAATTGTTCATGTAACGAATAGTGTAATCCATTGCTGTTGGATGGCGTTTTAAATCTTGCCCAAATGAATTTAAATCCGGAGATTTATTTATATAATTTACATTTATACCATTATCTATTAATGTTTTAATAATTTCAATCCTTTTATTATCTTCTCCATAAAAACTCATTAATATAACATGCATTAAAAGATTCTGACCATGTCTGTCAATATAATTAATATTCGCTCCTTTATCAACTAACGATTTGATTAATTTAGGGCTAAAACTACTAGCCATATACAAAGCGTAATTAAGATTTATTTTTGCCCCCTTCTTTAGAAAATAATCTATTAATTTTAAAGTAACATCCTCGTCATGTATATCTCTTTTAATTATAAATTCAAATATATTTTCATATGGTGTTGTATCTCCTGCTTCTTTAAAAATATCTATAATTTCCGGGGTTTTTGCATACATAATAGGGGTTGCCCTATAAGCATCTTTAATATTAATATCTGCTCCACTTTGTATTAATGATTTGACTATATTAGTTTGTCCTTGTTTTGAGGCCATATGTAATCTAGTTTGGCCGTCTCTAAAAATTCTATTAACATTTCTTATTTTAGACATAGATTTTGCTATATCTTCTTCAGATTTTCCCTTCAAAACATCTCGTATATCTTCATTTATAAATCTTGCTCTCATAATTAAATATCCCAAGCCATTCCTAAGGTAGCTAAATTCCATTGCTCCATAGTTAGACCTATTTTTTTAGCAAATCTTTTTGTATAAAAATGTTTAAAAAGATAAGATCCAAGTGGCCATAACATTAAAATAAAATCTCCAAAAAAGATATATTTTATGGTGTCAAAAAGATCTACTCTTTCTGATGCAGTATGTATAATTCCCAAAATAATTGCAGCAACAATTGCAAGGAAAATAACATAACGAATAAATTTCTGATAAATTGGATAAAACCACTTATAATACTTAGGTGGGTTTTTCATAAACCAATCTATGGCTTCTATTTGCTCTGGAGTCAAATCCAGCAACACATTTACATTATCAAACTTTGGCATGTTCTTTAAGCATTTTTTGAATATTCTTTGCAAGGCTGTGAAGAGATTTGGAATACGTACTTTCGGCGACTAAATTTCTCTCATTTCTTTCTCTTGCTCTTTTATACATTTTTACATAATAACTATATCCTGAATGACTCTTTTCTAAATATAAATCATAGATCTTATATTGTGCTTTATAGGCATTTTGCCAATCATATTGGCCTTCAGGATTTCCTATATTTTGAAAATCAATATCTAATGTTTTTCTTATATAATCAGTAATAATACTATAAAGAAATTGTTGTTTCGTTTTATCAAATGATCGAACCATGTCATCAAAATAAATTTTGTCTTCAGACATAAATCCTCTAACCATTTGTTCTAACTTATAAAATGGATTATCAGTTTTCTTTAGTTTTTTTGCTTCATCAGCAGAAAGACCAAAGTCTTCATATCCTTCATTTACGGATTTGGCTCTCATTTAAATGATTTTATTTTATTTATTCATTGACAACGACGATCCTCCGTAAAAATTCAGCCGGAAATGAACGTCTATTGTTATGAATCAAATCACCTAATGAGCCATCAAGAATATAAGTTACTGCCCAGTCATCTTCATTACGAACACTACGGCCTGTTCCCTGAAGTATACTTACAATGGCTTTCCATCTATACCAGGCAGGATTTATTGCCAATTTCGTTTTTACAAAGCGATCACTTAATGATAGATATGGGACTTTGGCAAATATTTGAAAACGAGAAAAGTCATCTTTTAAATCTAACCCCTCTAATATGGAAGGTCCCATTATTATTTTGCCTTTTTGAAGTTTCATCATGTCGAGCATTGCTCGTTTTTCTTCTGTCCCTTCATAAACGTAAACTCTTTTTCTATTTTCAGGTGTTAGATTATCTCTTATTTTCATTGTCAAATCATAAGAAGCAGAGTGAATAATTCCACTTTCACCAGCATGATTCGATATGATTTCATTTATTTTCTTGTAAAGCCATTCTTTATTATTATCAATTTCCTTGTATGTCATTCTTCTTTTTGGATAATAATAAATTGGGGATTTTTCAAATGGAAATAAGTTATCCATTTTAATGTACTTAGCTCCTTTAATGTTTATAGTTTTCATGTACTCTAAAGGATCTGCAAATGTTGCACTCATTAAAACAGTAAATCCAGTAAATTGATGAAAAAATCTATTCATCAAAAAGCTTTCTTGCAAACAGTTAAATACTAATTCATCAACAGTAGGATTTTTTACTAAATTCCTTGTTGTAGTTTGGCGAATAATGTAATTATAATCCTCGACTTTACAATGAATATCCTTAACCCAGTCAGAAAGAAATAAAGCTTCTCTCCATTCTATCGGAGGTTTTTTATTTTTGTATTCAGCTTCAACCCTATCTTTTAATTTTTCAATTGACATTAAGAAAGATTTGAGAGCTTTTTCAATAGAACATAAATGCCCATGTAAGTAATCCTGATCTTCTTCTTCCCACATTTGTTCTATTGCGCTTGCAACAACATCCACATCTAAAGTGTGATCTTTAACTTTATGATTCCAAAAGAAATCAGAAAGTTTTTTTAACTTTTCTGTTGTTCCTTTTGTAAATCGGGGTGAATAATGGTTTTGAACAATATCAAGAACTTTATGTCCTTCATCACATATTGTAAAATCTCTTGGTGGAAATAATGGTGTCGACATTGTACCGTTCTCGTTCTCATGAGAATTCACAAAATTCTGCATGATAAGCCAATAATTATAATTTAAAACTGCTGTATCAGCGTTAACAGCCATATCTCTTGCGGAAAAATAAGGGCATTCATTATAACATAACATTTTTCGGGGATTTTTGTTTCGAATCTTGCATGTTCCTAATGAATGCTTTTCATCATTATCAGTACATTTATAATGATCAACCCCCTTTACCAAACCCCATGGCAATTTAAATCTATTTATGTCGTCTTGATATTGGTCTTGAAGAGAAATTTCGGATGTTAAAATATATCCACGTTTTTTAGTAGAGTTTAAAATATGAGATACCGCCATAGCGATAAGTGATTTCCCACTTCCAACCGGGGCATCAAGTATTACTACTTTATATTTTTTCTCTAAATAAGTTTGAACTATTTGCTCGACAACTTCTTTTTGACCTTTACGCCATTGAAATCCAGCAGGCATATAAGTGTCTTCAAAGTCTTTTATATAATCATCAATAACCGAATTTAATTCCGATTTGGATTTTGGTTTTAAGATATCGAGCATTCCCATATTGTTTGTATAAACTAAAAGCACCCAAGTTTTTAGGGTGCTTAATATTCTACATTAAATTTCTGGGCAACTTTTTCTAATACTCGATTAACCACATAATCATAATTTTCTCTAGTTATATTTTGATTTGTATGAAGGGTATGTGTCCAAAAATGGTTAAATTCAGGGAATTTATAGGACGCATCATAGTCATGATCATTCATAGCCTTATCTATATCGGACATTAAAGGTTCATCAAATTTAAATGAACTTGCTAAATCATCTACAACATTAAACAAAGAATCGCGATCCATTAGAAAGAAATATTGATCTCCCTTTTTTAATTTTCGCATAAATCCATTATTAAAATTCAATCCTCCTTGCCACACTTTGATATTATTAAAGGATTTGAGAAAATCCTTTAGAGTAGCTTCATTAATAAATGAATCAGTAGCTTGATCAAGTTCTCGATTTATGACATCTCGATCCTTAGGTTTTAAAACATCTTCTATAGATTCGGCAACAAACATTATTTGAAAGTCAATTTTCCTTTTGGAAGTCCCAAATGACCCATATCAATTTTTCGATTTTCTCTTAAATAATCATTATAAACTAACTTAACAGATTCATGAAGTTCGTCATGTTCAATGTTATTAAGAATATGAACTGCAACATCTAGAGTTCCAACACCAAATTCATCAGCAATAGCATCAACTATTTCTTTAGGATCCATTTCCTCAAATGCCCAAAGACGCTCTTGAAATGCAGATTCTAAATCTTCTTCAGATTTAGGTTTTAAAACATCTTCTAAATCTTCGTTAACAAATTTCATTTATTAAAAATTGTTTTAGCCTTAAATGACTCTTCAACAATGTCATCCATTTTAAATTTACGATATGAATTTCCGACTTTCATAAGGAATGCGCCGTCTTTCATTTTTGCCATAGGAACAGCATCTACAATTCCTCTTTCTCCTTTAACTTTAAAAGAAACTGTTCTTCTTGCATATTCAGGAACTTTTAATTCATTATTTAATGCTGCTTCAAATTCATCTTGAATGACTAAATCATCATCTTCTTCAGGATCTTCTGTCATTTCAACTTTATCAAACGGAGACTCAGTAACTTCTACTTCTTCACCATTTTCTTCGTCATAAATATCTTGATCCTGTTCAAGACTTTCTTTTACGAATCTTGCTTTCATCTTTTGATTTTCTTTTAATTTATATGGGGTTGTTGCATATCTTCCGATAAGATCATCAATGTCTTGATCAGTAGCTTGCGGATATTTTTTACGAATTATGGAAATAGCTTTATGAGGACCGTGGATTTCAATCAAATCAAGAATTTCTTCTTCATCCATGCCCTTATCTTTAAAACGATTTTTAAAATCTTCTAAATATTTTCCCATAGCCTTTTATTTATTTATTCTTCAGATTGCCTTAGTAATTCTTCTTGTTCGTCTTGCTCATTATAAACTGATATATCGTCTATGACCATTTCAAACAATAGATCTGCTGCTTCATCAAATTTTTTCTTAACCTCTTTAATATTTGGAAAAAGAAGTTTTTGCTCATCCAAACGCTTAAAAATTTGATAAAGGGGTTCTCTTAAATCATCATAAACCTTTTCTATTATGTGATTATGAATTATATCACTAACATTTTTTGGTTTAAAAACATTTTCATTTATACGTTTGGCACGCATATAAATCCCTTATTTTTTTATATATTATCAGATAAATAAAATAAAAGATTACATGAGAGCTAAGTTTACGAATGAATCTGTAGAAAGTATTTTAAAACCTGTTTCTGGTGATGAAATTAGAAATAAGTTTAAAACAACTATTTTAAAAATATATGTGGAATTTGATGAAAAAGCACAAAAATTATTAGATGTTTTAGTTACTAACAATTTTTATGCTCCATTATTAAAAGATTTAGAAGTAAGCTTTGAAGGTAAAGATGAACAAAAACTTTTTGATGTTGTTCAAGCTTTTAGTAAATTAATGGATAATTTGGAATTATGGGACAAAAGTATCAAAGATGCCCAAGAAACAATTGAAGGATATATCGAAGGTATGAAATCCCTATCTAAATACAAAAGTTGGCAACCAGGCACCCAATATTATAAAGGCTGGTTCTAATTGTCTGTTGATAAAGTTTCAACAGTTAAATCACTAAATCCATCTCTTTTTTCAATAGAAATTTTATAATCAAAATACTCTATGGGTAGTGGAGCATGATTAATGATGAAAATATTCATTAGGAGCTCCTTGGAGGTCTTCTGAAGCAGCCCAATTATATCATAAATGCCATCACCATCTATTGAAGACAACACCTCATCAAGCATGAAAATATTTAAAGAAGGGTATTTACGTTTTAACATTCTAATGATTGAAATTAAAACAGCTAAGTCAACCCTTTTCTTTTCTCCGGTTGATAAAGTTTCAACATTTATTTCAATTCCTAAATGTTCAATGCATGGATTAAAATCATTATTGAAACGAAGTCTATAAGGAAAGTGTAATTCATGAAGAGTATATTCAATCTCTTTATTTAGAGTTGGTAAATAACTTTCAAGAACTTTCTTTTTAACACCATCATCGGAGTACAATTGTTCAAGTACAGAACGATATTTAAAATCCTCGTCTAATGTAACTTTCTCGGTTTCTTTAGTTTGTACTTCAATAGTATTTTTAGATATGATATTTTGAATTGAAGAAAATTCTTTTGGTTTCTCTTTTTTTAGTTTGTCTAATTCTTTTTGAAGAGCTTGAAAAGCAGTTTTTATTTGAATGATAAACGTATTGATTCTTCTTAAGCCTTCTTGAACTTTTTCTAAAGAAGAAGTATACTGATCTTCAGTTTTTACAAGTAATTCCAATTCTTCATTTTTAGCTGTAAATTTGGAATGAAGATCTTCTTTTAATAATTCAAATCTTTGTTCAGAGAATGGTGTTGCACACGTTGGACATTTATCTTGATCATACAAATCTATTTGTTTCTTTAGATTTTTAATATCATTCTTTAAATTAGATTTTTGATTCTTAAAAATGTCATATGCTTTTTTAATATCTGTTTCCTTCTTTGTATACTCTTCTAATTTTTTATAGGCATCCTCTAATTTGGGCTTGTATTCAGCCATTTTTTGAACTACTTGTTTTATTTGTTCGGTATTATCCTGATTGATTTTTGTTTTTAATTCTTCAAGTTCTTTAGATGCAGTTTTGATAGTATTTTTAAGGGATTGGATTTCTCTATCAAATAATGTTATGTCAGTTTTAATTTTACGAAGATCCTCTTTAACCAGTTTGTTCATTTGGTTTATAACCTCCATTGCGAAAAGCTTATCTATTATGATTCGCTTATCACCTGGGGTCATTGAAATAAAAGATTTAAAATCATTAACACTTAATGATATAATGTTCGAGAAAATGTGGTAAGGCAAGCCAGTGACTTCCATATCAATATAATCTTGATAGTTCTTTGAAACAGCCTTTCCAATATCTTCAGGACCATCACCTGCATCTTTATAAACAATTAAATCTTGAGGAGACAACCATCTCTCAATTTGTACTGTAGTCGTAGGATTTACTTGAATTTCTCCACGAATCCATCCGTGTTTATTTAATCGATTAGCAATGTCATCTTTCTTAAACTTATCTAATCTTCCATAATAAAGAATCTTTGGAAGATTAACAACAAAAGATTTACCATTACCATTTTTGCCAGTAACCATCCATAAACCTCCGCTATCAGAAAATTCTAATTCTTGGAGTTTATTTCCATAAGGTCCTATATTACGCCATTCAATTTTCTTCAGTTTCATATTCTAAATCTGCAATAACGGTTTCTTCAGTAGAAGCTTTCGTATAATATTCTTTATTCAGCATTTTTAATTTAACTAACATTTCAGTAGTTAAATTTAAATCACTTATACTAATTTCAAGAAGAGTTAAAATATCTTTAATATCTTCTCCATCTATAATACCAACAAAATCATCATCGGTTTTAACTTTCTCACCAGTTGTTTCAATCTTTTTATATGGACATCCATGCAGAAGTTCGATAAACTTCGTTAAATTAAACAAATGGATGTATTTATCAGGAACTATGATGTCAGTATAGTTATTTGCTAATACTTGCGATGCATATTCTAATGTCCATTCCATTAAATCTTCTAAACGAATTCTTTGGAATACAGATGATAGATTATTTTCAAAAAATTCAATCTTATCATTATCAGGGTCAAAAACATAAACAGCCTTTTTGTTTCCTATATCTCCACGTTTTGTATGATAGGGGGAACCTATATACATCATGTGGTCGATTTCTTGTCTCTTATGTATATGTCCTGAAAATATTTTTTTATATCCCTTAATATCTCTTAAGTTTACTCCTCTTACAATGCTGTGGCCATTATCATATTTAAATCCTGCCATGTCGGTATGTGCAAAAATGTATTCAGCATTTCCAGCATTTTTTCTTGCATATTGTTCTTCATCTGTTGATTCACCAATCCAAGGGAGAATAAGAATTTTTGATTTATTGTTTGTTATGATACAAGGTTTTTCAAAAATTGTCACATTAGGAATAAATCTAAAAGCAATTAATGAATTAACATCTGTTTCTTTTTTCTTATAAATGTCATGATTTCCAGTCATTAAATAAACTGGTAAAATCTGTGAAATTCTATAAATAATATCCACAGCTTTATTTATAACATTAACATCGAGTAGTTGACGATTATCAAACCAATCACCCAACATGAAAAATATATCTCCTTTCTTTACATTTTTTTCAAGAAAAGGAAAATAAAATTGATCAAAAAATAACAATTGATTATTTAACCATTCAAGGGAATTTGCTCTCACTCCAAAATGAAGGTCGGATAGTAAAAATATTCGTTTAAAATCAATATTTTGAACTGGAACTTCATAATTCTTTTCCTCTTCCATCATCAAAATCTGTTTAGAAATTATAAACTAAAAAAGCTTTTTGGTTTTGATTTTTCTATTGAGATTAAACTTTTCATTTAATTCCCGTAAAAGACCTTCCTTATCTAAAACACCAACTTCTGAATACAATTGGTCATAATTAATTTGAAAAAATTCTGCAAATCCAATGAATATTTGTGTTGACGAAAATGTATGTTCTTTTAATAGTCTTTCTTTAAAATAATAATACATTTTTACTAAATCATTTTTGTCAACTCTCTTTGGATTTTTATATTTTTCGTAGAACGGGGATTGTTTAAATAACTCATAGATTTTTTCGTCTAAAAGCTTATTTGTTCTTTCTTCCACAAGATTATCAGAAATTGTATCGCTATAAAGATCTGATACTCTATCATCTACCTTCATAGGCATCGTAAAATTCTCATATTCAATATCACCTGAATTGTAAGAATTATTGATTATTTTATCATCTTTCATATTATATTCCTCGTCATCTAAATCAAAATATTTCATCTACAGTTTTTGCTATTTATTTTCCTTCATCAGGAAATAATGCTCTGCCTGTAATTGGAGGTTCGTTATGTTCGGGTAATGTTTTGCTTATAGTTGCTGCTATCTGTCCTTGTCCGTGTTGTACACTTGCAATCTTCTTATCTCTCCATCCACCTACCGTTGCAGCAATTATATCCATATCTTCGATTTGTGCATTCATATCTTCATCAATACGGGCGTATTTCCTGTTAAATTCAAATCGTTTTCTTGTATTCTCTAAACCAGAAACACGGTCAGCAAGATATTTTAAATAAAATTCTCCACGTGATTTCATTTCAGGATTAACGACAATACCAAATAATCCATCAACAGTATGTAACAAAGCTCCTGACTCCGAAACGTTTGCGATTGTTAAATCTGTCGTATCCCATCCTGTTCTGTTTGTTTGTGTTGGAGAAATAATAGCCCATTGTTCTTCTTGTGCCACAGCTCTTAGATCTTCACTAATCTGTTTAATTTTCATGTAAAGATTTTCGGAATTAGGATTTCTCCAGTTCTTCATAATGTTTATGTAATCAACAAATACGTTTTCGAATTTATATCCTAACATATCTTGTGCTTTTACAAGATAAGAACGTAAATCATTTGCTGATAACGTTGAAGAAGGGAACTCCTTTACATGTAATTTTCCTAATGGTCTTAGAGCATTTTGTTTTAAATCAGATAATTTTCTTTTTAGTAAATCTTGATCTTTCGCCAATTCTTCATAATCATCTAATGCAACATTTAACATATTGGATCCAATACGCATGTTAACAATTTCTTGCTGAAGTTCGAGTGTAATATATGCTGTATTGTAACCATTATAAACCGAGTGGGCGGCTAAGTTACACATCCACATAGATTTTCCTGCCTTTGGACCAGAAAGGAAAACAATTAATGAACCTTTCCACCATCCACCCTTTAAACACTTATCAATGTATGGATAGCCGGTTGGGGTTCTTGCTAATCTCTTTTGAGAGTGGGCGGTTGCATCAAAAAAGTCTGCTCCTAAATTAAAACCAAAATCAATAGCAGTTTCAGTTGTCATCATATGACGAACTTTTTCTACGACTTCGGAAGCATTTTCAGCTGTTGGCTTATTTATTTTAAGAAAAGCAACAGCTCTTCTCATAACATTATCAAGGTTTCTTACTTGAATCCAAGGACCAATGTTATCTTGAAGCCATTCTTGATCATATTGCTTTAATTGCTCTTGAGTATTATAAAGAGCTTCAATTACATCTTGAGAATATTTTTCACCAAAGCCCTTTACTCGAACTAATTCAGACATTTGCTCCATTGATGGAGCTGAATTATAATTCAAAGCATGTTCTTTAGCAATTGAAAATAAATCCTTTAATGTTTGTGTCGAAAAGAATTCAGGTTTTGTTGTATTTAAGAATGTTGGATTGCTAAGAATGTAATGATAAAATATAGTTTCTTGATAGGCATTAATCATAAATATTGTTTTAGATTTTATGCAAAAAAAGAAGCTCGGTTTTAAGCTTCTTCTTTATTTTCAGATAAATTATATCTGATGTTTTTATTTTCAGATAATTCATACCTATTATTTTTATTTCTTGATAATTTATATCTTCTGTTTCGATAACTATCAGGATTAAATGCGTCGTCATATGAACTGAGTAGATCAAAACTAAAAATCCTTTCAATTGTAACTGTTTTATCTTCATTAACTGACCCACTACATCGTGGCCTTACACAAAGAGGCATTTGTTGAACTAAATCTTTGTCTAATAATTCTTTTACCAAATTTCCCTGTGGAGTAGCTAATAATTCAATTTCACCAATTAATCCCTTTTCAGTTTTTTCTACTTTATTAATTATATGAGAAACATTTGTTAGAAGGATTTCCGAAGGAACAAAATCCAAGTCATGATGATATATAAAATTTTCTCCTAAAGCATTACGTTCTTTAATATCTTTTTTAAATTCTTCTAAGACTTTATCAGAGATACTATCGCTATTATAAATACGATTGTTGCCATTTGGTTGATCACTAAATGGCAAAAATAATCCACTAATAATTATCTTTCCGCTATTCTGCTGAAATGTAACGCTTTCCATCTATAAAAACGCTTTGTCTTGATTGAAAACATTCTCGATGTTCGTTTCCGTTATACCATGTAGACCACCAATGTTCAAAATGATCTTGAAGAAATTCTTTTATTTGTTCATCCTCATTTTTATTGTCAGATAATTTGGCTCTATAATTTTTCCAATAAGCTTTCATTTTAAACCCATCACAAAATGATTTAAAAGCCAAATCTTTTGAGGTCTGCATTACCATGGATGTTTCAATAAAGTATACATCGTATATTTATTATGGGAAATATATCCCTTATCGACAAGGGCATTAAGATCCTCTTCAACAGAGGATCCAATGCGACACCTTGTCTTCATGGCTACATCCCATTTTTTAAATTCGGTTCTTCCCTCGTCTTCTAAAAATGTAACTATCTCAAATAGAAGATCTTCAAGAGTGGGGTTGTCAACAATACCAAGAAGATTTTTTATCTTGATTTGTTTCTTATTAATCTTCTTCATTAAGTTCAGGGGTTTCATCACCAATATTCATATCTTCTTCTAACTCTGCTAAGTCTTCTAAAGAATCTATTGATGGAAGCATGAAAATAGGTTTAATTACTTTTTCGTCTAATTCATGTAGAACTTCCTGTGTGAATACTTTATCTGTAAATAAATCTGTTAAAGCCGTTTCTCCTTTTAGATGTTTGCATACAAGAGTTCTTGCTGTGTCCTTTGGTTGTGCATACATTTTTTCACCATTAGGACCTTCAAATTCACGGCATGATTTCTTTTCAGCATCAGTTAGTTTTTCATATAACTTTTCAGTTAATGCTTTTCCTCTCATTATACCACAAGAATCCCATGATGTAAATTTTTCTAAACCTACAAATGGATTTGGTTTCTTATAAAATGGAATATGAATTTCTATTTTAATTGGTCTTGCAAATCTTTGTTTGATAGGTGTAATCACGATAGTTACACCAACTCTAACCGCTTCAATATTTTTATCTTTTGCTTTCTGTTCTGCTTCTTTGTCATCTAATTTTTTCTTAGTAAGCATGAACATTATTGACACATTATATTTTAATCCGCCACCTCCTGAAACTTCTTTTCCAGGAATATATGAACCAATTTTTTCATACACATGTGCATTGACAATAAATGGAATTCCATATTTAGCAAATTTCATTCCATTCACCCTAAACAACTTACGAACTTGTTGTTGTTTAGTCATATCTCTTTTATCACTAGCGTCTACAGAATCTTGCAATTCTTTTACGGAGGAAAGGTTTCCTAATGAATCCAAACCTATAGCAATTTTTGGAGGTTCTTGGCCTGCCTTAATTGCATCTTCAATGGATTCGATAATCTTAGATGAAATATGATTTACTTCTTCGATAGTGTTTACAGGTTGTAAACGAAATCTACTTGTATCAACACCTAAACGAGATACAAAGTCCCTATCAATAGAACCTTCTGAATCAAAATAAATTATATCATAGGGTTTTTCCATATTCTGGGCATTTCTAAAAATACTCAGAGCTAGATAAGTTTTTCCGGTTCCTTCTTCTCCCGCAAGACCAAGTGATCTTCTATTTGGCATACCACCAAACAAAGAACCACTTAAAGCTGCATTTAAAATATACCAACCAGTGGGAATCCACTCATCGATTTTGCCTATAGGATTGATGTCGATTATTTCTCCATCAGGGGCAATTTTGTTTAAAAGATCATTTAACTTTGAAAATGACGTTGTTTCTTCTTTTTTCTTTGCCATTATTCTCTAATTTTATTAATATTATGCTGTTTTTCACCGCAAGTTTTGGATCTTGCATTACAAAATTTAATGCATATTACTAATAAAATGAAAGTTACAGCAACAGATACTATATGCTCAATTATGCTATGTTCAAATGTGGCTGCGACAAATAATTGAGAAAAAGTATGAATAAACAATAATGATAAATGATAAAGAAATCCTGCAAGGAAAATTATCAAGATAAATTTAAAAATATAGCAAAAAACTTTATTCATATTAATCGAGAAAGTTTAACATGCAAATCATCAAATATATCTACAAATTGAGGTTGGAAATAATCAGGTAAATCATAAAATGCCGCTAATAGTCTGTCGTATGTTTGTTGATAATCTCCTAACCACACTTCTTGAGGTATGTTGCGTTTAGACTTTTTTAAATCTTTAATACTATACTCAATAGATTGAAATTCGTTATTAGCTCGATTTATTACTGAGGTAGTAATATCGGCTAGTTCTTCTTTAGGTTTAGGTTTTAAAACATCTGTTAAAGATTCGTGAACAAATTTCTTCATTAAAAAGAATTATTTTAGAAGGAATCAATCCATACATCATTTTGATCAGCCCAGTCATAAAGCATTTCCATAACATGATCAACTTCATCAGGATCTGGACTTGGATCTAGCATTTGGAATTCATCAATGATATTTTGGAAATTCGATTGTTCATCATCTCCAGCATAAATTCCAATATCTTCAAATTTTTCTTGAAGTAAATCTACAATTCCTTGTTTAAAAGCTTCTGTATCATCATCTTCTTCAAATGCTTTAATTAATGGAGAAATATCTATTCTAAATTTCCATTTACCACCATCTTTACGAAATCCTCTTCTTTCAAGATCATCGATTTCTTCTTGTGATTTTGGTTTTAAAACATTGTCTATTGAGGCCATATTAAGTATTTTATTTTATTTATTCAAGCACAAATTCCTTGTTCTGCCCTGGACATTTCATCTTCAATCCATTTACGTCTTTCTTCCATGATTTTAACAATTTCAAAAAGGTTTAATGGTCGATGAACCCCGCCAGTAAAAGTTAGCAACTCTGGGTTATCAATTCCTACGTCAAAAGAAAGACCATCATTTCTAAATCTTCCATGAACATGTCCATAAAGATTCCAAGGTAATCCATGAACATGCCAAGAACCATGAGGCTTTCTATTCCATGATACAAAGGGATAGTGACATAACACTATATGAATGTTTAGACCATCCCTTGAAAAAGTAAAGTCCTTTATTTGGGTGATTTGAGAGAAACGTGTGGAACTATGAAGTATATTTTTATCGTGGTTTCCTTCTATTAAAAATTTATTTCCATTTAAACGATCGACGAATTTTTCGGCTTCATCTCTTTTAGCCATTGAAAGATCACCAATAAAAAATATGGTATCTCTCTTTTTAACCCATTTGTTAATGACTTCTTTTATTAACCATTCGTTATGGGCTTTATCAAGAAGTTCTTTATAGATTTTATTCTTGAGGTTTCTATCTTCAACAGCAAAAGCTGCAATTACTTTTTCATCCAAAAATACAGGGCGATTACATATATCGATAATCTTTGGATGACCATGATGTATGTCTGCAGTAAACCAAATAGATTCCATTTCAGCCTGAATATCTGGTGTTATCTTTGACAAAATATCTTTTGTTTGATCTTTTCCTTCTAAGTTACTCATTTTCTAACATTTTTATTGCTTCTGTTTCCAAAATTGCGATTCTATCTCCAATTTTTCGAAAATCTCTCCAATCATTTATGGGAATGTGGGCAAGTAAATTCATTTCTTGTTTAAATTCCCATAGTTTACATATTTTTTCACTACTTGTATGAAAAATAAAAATTCCTTCTTTGTTCAATGTAAAATAACATGGTGTCATTTATCAAATAAATTTAGACAAATATAAAACTTATTTAAATCACCAGCATCATGTATATTATAAAATCTCTTATTTTTAACTAAATGAAGACCTCTATCCATCATTTGTGTTTTTCTTCCAATCAAAAGTACATCATTTGAAAACATATTGTCTTCAATAATTTTAATGTGTGTTAAAAAGCCTGTAAGGTGTTTCGAAATTCTTTTTATAGTTTTTTTGTTTCCTATTACAAAATCCCCAGGTCCTCTTCTCGTTTCTACTGCTATTGAACGTCTGCCCTTAAAACCATTTCTTCAATTATTTGTTTATAAATTTCGTTCCAATCCCATATTGGGTGTATTAAATGGATCGTATGACTATGTAATATTGTTTTTATCTCTCTTATTCCTTCGATTTCAAATTGATAATTCTCGCCATCTATTTCAAATGAATGATGAACTTCAACTTGAACATCTTCTCTAGGCACTTCTTCAAACGAAAAACTAGAACATGTAACTTTATCTTCTACATCGGTATGAATTATCTCTAACATTTTTAATAAATTCATCACCTTTTTGATTTCTTTTTTTGAAGAAACTTCAATGCCGTATTCTTCACAAATTGAATGCTCTATTTGTGATTTTGTTTTTGGTTTTAATATGTTGTCAATCTTAGACATATGCGTAATTCCAAGGTCTTATTGTCATTCTATATGAAACTAATTCTTGTTCAAGTTTCTGCAATCTATGAATGTCGTCAACAACTTCAAAAACTTCTTCCGTATCGGTTCCATTCCAAGATGTAAGTTTATTAATTTGGGTTCTAACAAAATCTAATTCATGTTTAGTTTCCCACATTCTTTGTACTACAGATGGATTTATATTAGAATAAGCTTTTGGCATATATTAAGTTTCCTGGTATTGGATTAAATCCTAATGGTTCAATGAATCTGTTAAACGGTTCTACAATAATTTTTTCAAACTGACGATCATAATCTACAGCTGGTGCAAATTCATATGGATAATCTCCTGGTAAAAATCCAAAAATATCATTTTCTCCTTTTGAATAATAGAATTTTATTTTATCACCGGTTTTTATCAAATTATATTTGCTCTTCCATTTTGTATTAAACAATGTATGATTATATAAAGCAGCTGCTCTAACATTAATTGGGCATTTATCACCAATCTTTAATTCTTTACGATCTTCTAAAACGTATTTCTCATAATCACCTATCGACATCGTTTTAGAAATATCATCTGGGTCTTGAAGAAGAAATTGTTCTTTATATTCCTTTAGCTTTTTAACGACTTGCCCATATTCTAATGATTTTCCTTTTTCAAAAAGAACATTAAGCATGTCTTTTAATACCTTTCTGGCAAATTTTGGAGTGGAACCTTGAACAATTTCTACACCTGTTGGCGTAACTTTCTTTTGGGGGTCATAGCGAACTCCTGGGTCCTTCCAAGCTATGTCAAGAATATACTTCTTTTTGGCCAACATTAAGGCACTATATGAAATCTTTTCGAGTTCTAGATTTTGAAGGTCTTTTGTATTTCGTTCTTTAGCGTATTCATCAAATTTTGTTCCAAGATAATCATTTAATCTTAATTCTTTTAATTTAAGAATAAAATCAATGATACCATCTCTATCCGTTGGGGCATCACATGATTTAAGTAACGGATCAAATGTTACATACGTTGAATCTGTATCATTATAAACAACTAAAGTTTTTTCTTGAATTGGATTCACGTATGTTAATCCTAATTTTTGATGAAGTTCTGTATCTTTATGCCATTGATTTATAAAATAATCATCCAAAACTCTATTGGCATATTTTATTAAATCTTGTCCCTGAAGAGTTACTGCTTCAGCAACGTGTATATTATATCCAACAAAAAACGGTGATGCACACGCTCCGTAAACAGAGTTAATAAAAATCTTAATAGATTGTTCAAGATTGAAGTATTCTTCCTTTAAAGCTTTTAATCTAGAAATTTCTTTTTCAAGTTCTTCAATTGAACATTCATACGGATCTATCTTGGCCAGTTCGAATTTAAATGGCGACATAATTTTTTAATATATTTTATATGAACCAAGATATAAAGTTTTTATAGATTTCTTAAATTTCCTCTTAATAAATCTAATTGCTGTTGCCGTAAACGTAATTCTCTTTCGTGTTGTTCTATTTGTCTACGTATTTCATCAGCCTGATCTTGAACTCTTTGTCTTTCTTGTTCGATTAATAATCTGTGTTCAATTTGTTCCTGAATATGATTGACAATGTCATTAATTTGATTTGCCTGAGATTGCCTATCATGTTTTTCATTCCAACGAACTATATAAATATTTAATATTCCTGAAATCATTGTGGGTAACAATGAACCTATAATAATCCAATTAAAAAAATCTTCAATAAAATTTAATATCGCTATGTCTTTCCATATCCAAGTACCTATCATCAAAACAATCCAAGTTCCCCATATAGGCCAATAAATTTTTGAGAAATATTTAATATAATATACGGCAAAGAAATATACGATTCTCTTTTTAAATCCTAATTTCATTCCTTTCACATCACATTTTCGAAATTTATTAACAAATTGAAATGGATGCATGGATTTAACAGCATCAGTTAATTCATCTTTGGATTTGGGCTTCAATATGTCTGTAATAGATGTCAATTTTTGGATATTATAAATTCCACATCATCAGTTTTGATTTTTTTAAAAAGCTTATGGCCATTATCGAGTGTTCGGAGTAGTAGCAGCTTTTCCAAAACAATCATTTCATCTTTAAGTTGTTGCTTTTCCTTTTTACTCATGACTTGCTGTTTGGTTTTCATTGCGGTTATTTTGACCTATTTGATTTTGCGGAGCCGCTATCGGAATAATCTTTAAATTATATGCTTTTAGTTGTAATTTGAAGTTTTCCCAATTGTTTCTCCATGTATAAAAATTGGTTTTGTTCTTGATAAACTCTTCACATGTAGATTCTTTGAAAGTACCAATAAAACGGCCTTCATCATGATATGCAGTCATGATCATCTCGGTTAAGTAAAAGCCTCTTGAAGTTTCTTCGACTTTAAAGCTAACCACTTTAAAGATACGATCTCCGTTAAGAAGAAATTTTCCTTGAACCTGATTAAGCATTGTTATTTGATATTCTTCAATTGGAATTTTCATGGTTTTTATTTTAATCGTTTACCTTCTCCGTTGTACAGATCATCCTGCCAATAGAGTCTCAGCCGAACATTTTTGGCTCCCCACTGACGAGAATAATGATCTCTTGTCTGGTTAAAGAATTCTTCAGGATCGTTATCCATTCGGTCGACCATTGGAAATTCAAGCCAAAATCCCAGGATTTTTCTTGAAATCATTATACGATGATACGGACGAACAAATACCGGTGCCACGTAAATCTTTTTTTTATCTTTTTTGCCCATGATTAAAAAAATTTTGGTTTAAGAATTTTATGTGCTTTTGGAATGACTGGTTCAATTTTATATTGATCTTTTTTTCTTATTGGAAAATAACCACCTATGTAATTTAACACTAATAGATTTCCATCTAATAAGTTTCTTAGTTGATCAGTGTAAACATTTCCAAGTAGTCTGATGAAATTTCCAATAGCCATGGCTTCAGTTCCATATTTTACTTTAGAATCACTTATCATAAAATTGGAAAGCCTTGTTTCTTCTCTTGGATTTCTTACTCCATCAAACGCACGGTAAACTTGAGGCTTGCGAAACTCTTCGTAATATTCATTCAAATCATGAATATTTTCAATAAGGATGTAATTCTCGTATTTAATCCCGTTCATCTCTATGTTTACAAGCTTTATCATTGTACACGATCTTCAACTTTTTCAACTATTTCACACCATTCAGCAACCCAAGAGGTTTCAGTTCCATCGTCAAGTTTTAATATGACTCGATTGTTGTCCAACAATCCATAATCAATTACTTCAGCATTTTTTGGTTTGGAAAAAACACCTGTCTTTATTTGTACTAAGTCTCCAATTCGGAGTCCGTAGTATCTGTGCCTATCAGCATTTGTAAATTTTGTTGTCATGTGTGTAGTTTAAAATGCGTAATTCTTAGTTGCTTTGCGACACTTTATTTGTGTCTTAACATTATTCTTTTCTGTTGTTCCATTTTCCAATTTTCCACTACCCAATTTCAAAACAAATCCTTCATACATCTGATAGCGTGTAATGTCATGAAAGATATTTGTAAAACCATACCTAACTGAGTTTACACGAAAACAATTTTCAGATATTTGGTGAAGGTGTTTTTTAACAGGATTGTCGGGGTATAATTTACGAAGAAGCTCATATCTTTCTTCAAAAGTTGTTTTGAGAAGATGCTCCCCTTCATAAACTAAGATGTCAAATATAACGAATTTATGATTCCATGCCTCGTTGTTTTCGTCGGCCTGGCTCTTATTCATGTATTCCCCGCAAAGAACTATCCAGCCTTTTCCACGATGAAGGGCTTTAAGTTCGTTTAAATCCATTTTATGGGCAAGTGGTTTTTTATGACGATTCATTATAACTACTTGTTTGCCGTCAGTGTAAACTTGCATAGAGCTACCATTGAGTTTTGGTTGGCCCAAAAATGTACCATCTTCAAACTTTGTCAATCCTGAAGGATGTATCATGTTCTCAGGTCTGGGCGGGTAAATGTATTTATAAGATGTATAACTCATTTCTTTAATTTTTGAATTTCAGCTTCCAACTGAGCAATACGCCTATTGATTTCCGCATTACGTTTATTTTTAGAGTCTTCTTCATGTTTAGCTATTTCTTTTTCAGAAGCTATATGAACATCTAAACCGGTAAAAACATAACCTATATGATCAGTGTGATACATGATTTCGACATAATTGCATCCTTTTTCCTTCATGTCATTAAGGACTTTAATGACCTCTTCAATGTGTATTGGATGAGATTCACCAACCCAATACAATGGTTCATCATTCGGAAAAACTGTGATTTGCTCTGGATGTTCTTCATCATTTTCACTCCATCTCGGAAATAATGACTCATAAAGATCGAAGTCTATCTCGTCTAATTCTTTTTGAGCCTTATAATTGCAAACATATAAATTCCTTTTCATAGTCTTGGGTGCATAAATGATGGAAGTTCACTTTCTTCAATATCACGCTGAATACCATTATACTCATGATCAAGTTGTTCGCAAGCTTCGTTAAATTCCTGCATGAATTCCTGACCATTTTCCCATTCTTCCTGAAGACGTGAAGCAGTCATTTTAGCCTGCTGCTCTTTCCATCTTTCAAAGAAGTATGCATCATCAACAAGGTCTTCAACCGGGTGTGCGTTGATTACGTCGTGGTAAAATTCCTTTGTCCTACTCATTGGTGTGTGTTTTAATTATAGTGCTAATATAATAAAAATATTTGATATGGGAAAATTTTTTAAAACTTTTTTAAATAAAAAGGGTTCCATTTCTGGAACCCTAAACTTCACAATACATATGGAAAACAACTTACGATTCTTTCTGTACTGATTTGATGGAGAATACCGGCTGTATGTCTTCAACGATTGTGTCAACTTTCTTCACACCTTTGAAAGAGAAAAGAGATTTGATAACACCTTTCTTCACTGTGTAAGAAGTTTCGCTGGTAAGAAGGGCGGCTTTTTCCTCATCAGAGAGTTTCTTGCTTCCCATAAGCAGGTCGGAAATGTGTTCCATATGCTTCATAAGGATAGCGGTGTTGAAAGAAAAAACTGTTGATTCTTCAACCAGGTCCTTACCATAAGTCTTGGCAAGCTCGTTGAACTGTTCCTCATCAATTTTCTTATACCTGTCTGAGGTGATGAACATGAATGTTCCGTTTCCGGCAACAATCTTGAGGGTACCAGGGAAGCTTTTCTTTGAATTATAAAGATCGATCATTGCTTCCTTTCCAGCTTCGCGAAGCTGTGAATCGAGGATTTCTCTTTCAGCTTCAAGGGCAGCTATTTTCTCGTTAAGTTCGGTCATTTTGCTTACTGATTCAGCAAGGTCCGGACGATTTACGATTTCGTGTTTTTCAACTGCTTTTTTCGTGCTGTTTGCTTTTGCGGTTTCGAATAAATTTGTCTTAGCCATTGTATGTGTGTGTTAAGTTATTAATTGAATTACTCAGTAAATATAAAACATTTCTACGAC